GGCCTTGCCCTTGCCCTTGACGGCGCTCTTCATCTTCCCCTTGACGGACTTCCCGCCCGCTTTCCCTGCGGCCATGTCGATCACCTCTCTGACCAGCGAATACCCGGAGTGAATCACCCCGAAGCCCCGCCCGTCCAGGCGTCACGGACCGTGAGTAACCGGCGGAATGGTGATCCACTAGCCCTCACTCGGGGTGACAACCAGTGAGGATGGGCCCGGATCACACGCTAGGGGCGTTAGTCAACCCCCGGGACCTCGTATCTTTGCGTGAGCCTCCCGGGCTCACAAGCCTCTGACCTGCGGAAACGTGGCCGCCATGCATTTTATGCAGCCACCCAGAGTGATTTCCGGGGAGAGAGAGAAAACTGCGCGGCGCGGCGCGCCGCGAGCCCTAGATCCACTAAAAATCCGGCCCCCTGCAAGCCTCTGACCAGGCATTACTCCAGAGAGTAACCATCACTCTGTGTGAGGGGGAATGAAGGGTAACACTGGGGGAGTGATACAGACATCGCACCGCATACACCTATGCATGACTCCGTATACCCATGCATGGGTAGGAAGGGGGGATGACCCGACCATAGCTCGCGCGTACGCAAGCGCACAGCTCAAGGGATGATCACGTTAGCGTCGCGCATACTCAGCATCGACAGAGATCCACCACGCCATAGCTCACGCTCCATCAATGCGTGCTGTAGATCCATCGCCATGTGGTGGTAGTGCTCAGGGCATAGGCCCATACGCAGGGGATGCCCATCCTCGGGTGACCACAGCCAGCCACGCCAGGCCATGGCCCCCGCCAGGCGTACCCACCGATAGGGCTTAGCGTCACACCCTGGCAGGGCACACCCCCACCTGGAGGCCCCCTCCTGTACCCCCCGGTATACGTCCCCCCATACCAGCCCCTCCAGGTTGACCCCCTCGGCTACCCGGTCCAGGGCCTCGGGGGACACCTGGCGTACGTGCCAGTACGCCGAGGCGGGGGAGGTCTGGACCAGGGCGGCGAAGTGCCACACGAAGTCGAGGTAGCGGGAGGTCCCGTCGGGGGACCGCCTGTCAGAGGGGGGCCTGTAGAGGGGCACCACCACAGGGCCCGGGTACGGGAGCCGGCAGTCCCGGCAACACAGCTTCGTCATGCGCCGGATGTTCAGCGCGAAGCCCTCGCCGGAGGGCACCGCCAGGTCGAGGATCGGACCCATGGGACCGACCTCCGCGGCGGGGCCGTGGTCACGGTCGGCCGGCCAGTACGCCGTGATCAGGGTCGGCTGTGTGGTCGCTCCGCACCGGGCGCACTCACGGCGGGGCTTGAGCGGAGGGCCTTCGTGGTGCCACGCGGAGACCGCTCCGTGATCGACCCTCGCGTACTCGCGGCTGGAGTGCCGCTCCGGCGGGAGCGCTACGCGCCAGCCTTCGCGGGACAGCCTCGCGACTTCGCGCATGGGCCACCTCGTGCGGGGCTCCGCCGGGGGCTCGCAGTTGGTCAAGGTCGGCAGGCCGGGGATCGCGGAGGCTCCGATCGCGTCGCCCTGGCCGGTCCTCCGCGGGGTGTCCTGGGAGACCGTGATGTCTCCGTGCTCCGGGCCTTCGACGTAGCGGACTCCGTACCGGACGTCCCCGCCGAGGGTGAGCGCTTCGCGGCCGACGATGCCGGGCGGCGGCGCATAGTCCAGCACCTCCGGCAGCTCCGGGCCGTCGAGGACCCGGACCGCTGTGTTCTCCGTGTTCGGCAGGCTCCATTCCTGGACACGCCGGTCGGGCTCCGGCTGGTCGAGGCCGTTCAGCGAAGCGCGGAGCAGTTCCTCGGGGACGTCGTAGGCGCGGGCGAGCGCGCCGAGGAAGTGGACGCGGGCGGCGGCCTCGTCGGCGTCGGCCTCGGCGAGCATCGCGGAGCCGTTCCCGCGGGGCTGGCGGTCGAGCTGGAGGGCGGGGACGGGGGTCGGCTCCGGGGCCGGCAGGGTGTCCGGGTCGAACTCGACCGCGGTCCGGTCCGGTTCGTAGTCGATCCGGGGCTGTGGGCCGAGCCACGACGGGGCGGTCTCTCCGGTCCGGCCGCCGGACCAGTCGGCGTCGCGGTTGACGGGCGCGCCGGTCTCGTAGTCGGCGACGACCACGCGACGCCAGGCCCCGTCGCAGGACTCAGAGTCGAACAGGTCGTCAGGGGACGCAGCGTCGGGGATGGGCCGGCCGCACCACACGCACCGGTGCTCAGCGCATCGCCGGTCGACTTCGTCCTGTGGGATGTCGCGGCCGACGCGCCGGCTCAGGTCTTCGGGGGACATGGTCACTCCTGGTCATTCGGCAGTGATGGTGACGATACGCCGACGGCCACACCCTCGGGGGCGTGGCCGTGGCGGTAGACGGGCGGTAGGTCAGCGGTCGACGCGGCGGAGGGTGGCGAGGTACAGCGGGTCGGGGCCGTCCCGGTAGGTCGTCTCCAGGGCGTCGATCACGTACGTCCCGATCGGGTGTCCGCCGAGGGTCATCTCCAGCGGGCGGGCTTCGACTCCGGGGCCCGGGGGGCGGAGGCGGACGCCGTCGGGGACGCGTTCCGCGGTGCCCTGGTCGAGCATGACGTCCAGGGTGATCGGGAGTCGGACGAGGGCGGGGGCGGGGTACATCTCGTCGTCTGTGATCATGCTTCGGCCCTCCGGCGGACCCTGGTCGGCGGGTTCCAGGGGCGGGGGCGTTCCTGGACGGACGGGACGGCGTGGTCGGGGAGCTTCGGCAGGGGGAGCCGGGTTGTCCACCCGACCAGCCAGGGCGCGATCGGCTTCCCCGGGGTGCCGTGCGTGTCAGCGTGCGCGCGGTGGGCGTCGAGGATGTGTCCGGCGTGGGTCAGGCACGCCAGGATGTGCTCGCCGTACCGGTAGACCTGGCCGGCGAACTCACCGCCGAGGGCGAACAGGACCACGTGGGACGGCTCGTAACAGGTCTTCCCCTCACCGGGGCGGATCTGGCACGGGGTGTAGTCGGCAGGGCGGGGCATCAGTCCTCCAGGGCGAGGGTCTTACCGTCGAAGGCCATCCTCGACGGGGTGTGGGTCCGGACCGCCTCGGCGGCCTCGGGGGTCAGTTCGGCGATGATCTCACCGGCTCCGGCATCGTAGACGTAGCTCTTGCCGTGCCGGTGGACGATCTCGGTCGGGCCGACGTACTGGCTCAGGGTGCGGTCGTGCTGGCCGCCCTCGGTCCTACGGCCGGTCATCGGGTGGCCCGGGGTGGCAGTCGACGCGGACGTAGATCTCGGGGAACGCGGGGCCGGCCTCGGTCACGTCGACGGGCTGGCCGAGCATGACCTTCCCGCGGGGGCCCTCGAACCAGTCACAGCGGAGGTCGGGGTCGGCCTTGATCCGCTCCCAGAGGTCGGCGGAGATCCGCCACCGGGCGCGGGCGCGGTGCTGGGGGGTGACCGCGGACAGCGTCTCGAACAGGTGACGCCGGCAGGGGGTCCACAGGGCGGCGCGGGTCGTGTGGTGGGTCATGCGGGGTCCGTCTGTGACGCCGGCTCCGTCGTACGGCGGGCGGCTTCCTCGGCCTTGCTCCTGGCCTTGTCGCGTAGGTAGTTCTTCGCGCAGCTCGGGTGACATCGGGTGCCCTTCGGGGAGATCCACGTCGTGTAGATGTGGCAGATGACGCACTTACGGGTGGCGATCCATACGGCCCCGTAGACCCCGCCGATCAGGGCCGGGCCCTTCTCTTGCGTGATCAAGGGGGTCTTGTCCTCGGTCCAGCCGGACGTGTCGAGGTCGGGGATCTCGAACTTGACGACGGTCGGCTCCGGGGTGTTGCGCCAGTAGTTCGGCGAGGCCGGGCACAGCTCACAGCGGGGGAGGTTCCCCTTCCCGCCGCACTGGCCCCGGCGGGGGATCTCGTCGCCGCGCGGGGTCCGCTCGTACTCGATCGTGCACGCTGTGACCTTCGTCCGGGTCATCAGTGCTCACCGTGCCGGGTGCGGATGTGGCCGGCCAGCCCGTCGGTCGTGTTGAACCCGGCGAGGATGCCGCGGGCGGCGCACGTGGGGCAGTAGTGCCGGTCGTCGACGGGGAGCGGGTCGGACTGGCCGGGCCAGCGTCCCTGGATGTTGACGATCAGGAGCACCACGGCGGCGGCGAGCCCGATCAGGCCGATGACGACCCACAGCCAGCCGGGGAGCGGGCCCTGGCCTTCCTGGAGCCACGTCACGGCCGGTCGTCCTTCCGGGTCAGGGCTTCGAGTTCGGCGTCCAGGTCTGCCTCGTACCGGTCGCGGTCGTACGGGCCGACCTTCACGGGGGTGATCGTTACGAGGTCGGCGAGTAGCGGCTCCCGCTGGTATTCGATCGACTCGATCCCGGCGGCGACTTCGGCTCCGCCTTTCGTCCAGTAGCGGGCCGGGGAGACGTACCGGTCGACGACCTCGCGCCGGGGGTTGCGGATGACGAACTCGGTTCCCCACCGGCGGCGCATCCACTTCGGGAGCCACCTCACAGCGAGTCCTCCAGCTCCCGGACGGCCTTACGGTCGGTCTCGGCCAGCGGGGGCAGCTTCGCCAGGCTGACCGTGACGTAGAGGTTCGCGGGGATGTGCTGTGCGACGCGGAGGGCTCCGGCGGCGGCGTGCCGGGCGTCGCGCTTGTGCTCGAACCGGTCGGGCCACTCGATCGTGACGGGCGGGGAGGTGGTGGTCGTGTATGTGAGGGTGAATCCCCATTGCTTATTCGGCGGTTTAGGCATTGTCGGCCCTCGATCCCTATTGCTGTTCGTATGTCGCCGGGAATGGCGGTACGGGGCCGTCGGTAATGACGACTCCACGGGCTCGGGTATTGAGTGTCCCGGCCTTGACATGGGTCGCTAGGTCGTGCTTATGGCCGGGCAGGGTGCCACAGATGGAGCACCGGGTCTCGTCGATCGGCTCGACCTCCGGCCAGGCGGAGATGTCCAGCGGCTCCGGGATGGCCTCGCCGGGCTCCGGCGGGCGCGGCGCGCACCAGTAGATCCACGTCCCGTCGGCGGCACGGAACCAGCCCTCGTCGACGGTCACGCCGGCCGCCTCTCGTCCCACCAGTGGAGGTCACCCTCGGAGATCCGGACGTGGTGCGCGGTCCGGAGCCCGTGCGGCTCCAGGTCGCACGCCTTCCCGGAGTCGGGGTCGGTCACCCCGCACACGGTAGGGGCGGGCGCGGCCGGCCGCGGGGTCTGGTCGAGCCACCGGATCACCGTGACCGCGTTCGACAGGTCGCAGTCCTCGCCGTTCTCGATCCGGGAGATCGTCGAGTACGACAGGTGCAACTCGGCGGCGGCGGCACGCTGGGACAGTCCGCGGGCGCGGCGGGCCTCCCGCAGGATCAGGCCGAGGCGGGAGAGCAGGTCGGCGACCTCGGAGTACGGAGTCGGCCGGCCGCTCATGCTGACACCGCCGGGGAAGTGACCAGGGCGGCGGGGCCGTCGGTGGACCCGTCGGGGCGGCGGAACGCGGACGTCCCGCGGTGCTGGCACCCGCAGCCCTGCTCCCCGCCCTCGCACGTGGCGTGCAAGCGGTCGGCCTCGGCGACGGACGTCTTCCACTTCGCGATCACGCCGACGGGCTCGGTCTCGGCGGGGGGCTCGGGGGTGATGCTGGCCCGGAGGTCTGCTCCGGCCTTACAGTTTCGGCAGATCATGTGCGTGATCTCTCTGGTCGGCAGGTGGTGCTTACCACCATGGTATGACGGAAGTTGGTTCCTGTGGAGAGGCTAATCGAGCGGGTAGTTCTTCCCCGCCACCCGCGGCTCGGCCGCAACGTCAACCACGACAGCGAGTCCCGGCGCTTCCGGGTCGCCCCGCGGCACCTCGGCCAGATCCGCCCCGTGCGGCACGAGGCACACGTCCCGATCCTCGACCAGGGCTCCCTCGGCTCATGCACCGGGAACGCCGGGGTCGCCGCCCTCTACCGCCACCCGTACGTGGCCGGGGTCGTGAAGCCCTTCGGCACGTTCACCCCGAACGAGCCCGGCGCGGTCAACCTCTACACCGAGGCGACGAAGATCGACCCGTTCGCCGGGGAGATGCCGGCCGAGGACACCGGGTCGGATGGCCTGTCGATCGCGAAGGTACTCAAGCGGACCGGCGCGGTGTCCGGCTACCTGTGGGCGTTTACCCTCCTGGAGGCCCTGGCTCAGCTCGCCGAGACTCCCGTGATCACGGGTGTCCCGTGGCTGAACAGCATGTTCGACACGACGAACTCCGGGCACGCCGGCCACCTCGTGGTGCGCCAGGAGTCCGGCATGGCGGGCGGGCACGAGATCTGCGCGGACGAGGTGCTGACCCCCGCGGGGGCGGTCCTCGACGCGTCGGGGTCGGTGGACCTGTCTCAGGTGTGGGTCGGCGGGCCGAACTCGTGGGGCACCTCGTGGGGCGACCAGGGTCGCTGGTACATGACGGCGGCGGAGTGGGGCTGGTTGCTCAGCCAGCAGGGCGACGTGACCGCGTTCGTCCCGGCGACGAAGCCTCAGCCGACCCCGACGCCGGCACCGAGCGGCGACGCGGCCGGGGATGCGCTGTGGTCGGCCACGAAGGCGTGGGCCGCCGCCCCGCACACGGGCAGCAACGCGCGGGCGGCGAAGGCCGTCACGGCGTGGGCGAAGTCCACCGGCCGCGGGTGATGGCCGCGTACGTGGTGGTCCTGGCGAAGGACCACCCGGAGCGGGACGGGTGGGTCGACGACCAGGCCCGGACCGCCCCGCCCGGGGATCTCGTGCCAATCTCCGACGAGACGTATCAGGGACGCTGGCGGCTCCCTCTGCCTGAGCGGACCCTCGTCCACGTCTTCGCGGAGACCGGCGACGTCCCGGACCTGGAGCGGGCCGGCCTGGAGCGGGCGGGCGACGATGCCTGACTTCGTCACCGCGGGCCGCGGGTTCCGGGCCATGCTCACCGACCCGCACGACGGCGACACGTTCCGGGTCCTCACCGACGGCGGGTTCGACTCCCGCGCGGAGCCGTGGCTTCGGCTGTACGACACGCACGCCCCGGAACTGATCATGCGGCTCCCCCCGCGGGGTCAGGCGGGCGGCACGGAGACGACCGACTTCGTGAACGACTGGCTCGCCAGGTCGGCCGACCGGCGGTTCCGGTGGCACCTGGCGGTCCTGGCGCACCTGACGACGACGATCGAGCCGAACGAGCGGACCACGTTCCGCCGGTACGTCGCCACGGTCTGGCGGCGCGCCGATTGGGTCCGGCCGTGGCAGGACCCGCCCCCGGCGTGGGGCCTGTCGCTGAACGCGGCCGTCGCGACGTACCTCTCAGGTCATCCGGAGTGGCCGACCGGTGAGTGATCAAGCGTGGTGCCGGACGGACGGTGAGCCGGCCACCTTCCGGTGCCGGGAGCGTCTGCATGACGTCGCCGAGGGCGGCAAGGACGAACGCAAGCCCGGCCCGGTGGAGGCGGCGGTCGAGTCCGACATAGCGGCGATCGGCCGGATCGGGCTCGGCCGGGTCTTCATGGCGGAGAGCGCGCGGAAGCTGGCGCGGGCGATCGACGCCCGCGGGGACGACGAGGCCCCCTCGGCGCTGGCGAAGGCCGTCGACTCGCTGTTCAAGGTCATGAACGCCTTAGCGGCGAAGGACGATGGAGGCATGGATGACCGCAGCGAGCTTGAACGAGCGCTCGGGGTCTCTGACGATGGAAGCCCTGCGGTGTCCGCCCCGCTTCGGTACCCGCCGGAGACTCGACCGGCCAACGGTCGGGCCGGCAATCGGCCGCGTCGCAAGGGTGCTCGATCCGAGTAAGCCCCCGCTCCCGCACCAGCAGTACATGTACGACGTGATCGGGGAGCTGGACCCGGAGACGGGCACGTTCGCGTACGACGATGTGACCCTGGTCGGGCCCCGGCAGGTCACCGGGAAGACCGAGTTCCTACTCCCTCACATGCTGTGGAGGTGCGTCGGGCTCGGGAAGGACGTCGCGGAGTACGCGCGCCGGGAGTTCGGGATCGACGTCCCGGACCCCGGCCCGCAACGGGTGATGTATACGGCTCAGCGGGCCGAGGACGCCCGGCAGAAGTGGCGGGACGTCCACGTCGAGCGGATCAAGGCCAGCCCGTGGCGGGCGGAGTGGGCGAAGTCCCCGCGGCTCCGCCTGGCGGCCGAGGCGATGTTCTTCCGCAACGGGTCCGTGTGGGTTCCGGGGTCGACGACCGGTAAGTCCGCGGGCACCGGCGACCAGCTCGACCACGGCGTGATCGACGAGATGTGGGCACAGACCGACGGGTCGACCGAGATCGGGATGCGGCCGACGATGCTCACGAGGCCGTGGCGGCAGTTGGTCCGGGCGTCGATGGTGCCGGGCCTGTCCCGGGTGTCGCCCGACAAGTGGGCGTACATGCGGTCGAAGATGACGGCCGGCCGGTCGAAGGTGGAGACCGACGTCGGTCACGGCGGGGCCTACTTCGAGTGGTCCGCGCCGGAGAACGCCGACCCGGGCGACGAGGACGTGTGGTGGAACTGTATGCCCGCGCTCGGCTACACCGTGCCGATCAAGAACGTCCGGGAGGACTTCGGCGGCCTCGACCTGATCGACTTCATGGCCGAGTATCTGGGCATCTGGCCGACGGGGAATCTCCCGCTGTGGACGACGATCCAGGAGCAGACCTGGCGGGACCTGTTCCACGGCGGGCAGTACCTCGAACCGATCGCGCTCGGCGTCGACGCGACCCCGGAGCTGACGGCCGCGTCTATCGGGATGGCCGCTCAGATCTCGGAGGGCGGAGACGTCCACCTGGAGCTAATTGATCGCAGGGCTGGCGTCAACTGGGTAGTAGAGGCGATCCTGTCCATATGCAGGTCACAGCCTGTGTGTGCGATCGGTATCGACAGGAACGGCCCGCTCGCTGGGATCGTGCAACCGTTGACGCGCGCAGCGGAAGAGCAGAATCTTGACATCACGATCGTGGGCGGCCAGGGACGAGGGCTCAACTCGGCCGAGGTCGCGGCGGCGTGCGCGACGATCTACAACGAGACCGGGGAGTACGACGATGACGATCCCGAGGCGGCGGCGGCCACGTTACGCCGTGTGCGTCACATCGGCCAGGAAGACCTCACTACGTCGGTTGCGGGCGCTCTCAAGCACTACCAAGGCGACCGGTGGCGCTGGAACCGCACGGGCTCCGCGGTGGATGTCTCGCCTCTGTTCTCGGTCACCCTGGCTCGGTACGCCGGAGAGGTCGAGGAATGGATCGGCGGAGCGTACGACGCCCGGGAGTCGCTGGGATGAGATCATCCGCACCCTCGGACCGACCCGCGTCCCGGAGCCGAAGCCGGTCACCCTGGAAGACCTCCAGGCTGTCATGTTGCTGATCGAGGCGTTCGCGCCGGCTCCGGAGCCGATCTACCTCACCCCGCGGTCGTACGACGCGCTCGCCGCGTGGCGGTACATGCCGATCATCACCCCGCCGTCGAGCCGGATCACGATCACCGGTGGTCTCACGTGACCCGCCCCGTCCCGGACACCGTCCGCCAGCTCCCGCAGGCCCGCGGGTCCATGCCGGGCCAGCTCGAACCGGCCCGGCCGTCCGAGGCCCTGCGGCTCCCCGTGGAGGTCCCCGACGACCGGGACCCGGAGCGGACGAAGGAGCACGTCTCGACGGTCCTGTCCACCGTGGCGATCCTCGCGATCGTCGTCGGCCTGACGTGGGGGCTGTGGCCGCACATCGGTCCCTGGTCGCTGTGCGCCGGGGGCGTCGCCCTGGCCGTCCTCGTCACGATCGCGGACTCCGCGCGCAAGCCCGACGCCCTCCCCGCCGTCGAGCCCGACCCGGAGCCCGTCACGAAGCCTCTCGTCCCCGGCCCCACCGACGCCGGCAACCTCCACGCGAAGGGACCGGGTGCTAGCGCATGAGCATGTGGCGTAGGGCCTACACGAACCCGAGGACCGCCGCGTCGGCCGGCATGACGCGCCGGGACTTCGAGGGCGTACCAGGGGCGAGCCTGCCCGGCGGCGGCCTGAACCTCCCCCCGCGGTCCAGCGGGAAGCACGGCGCGGTCAACGTGACCGAGGCTAAGGCCATGACGCACTCGGCCTACTTCGCGTGCCTGCGGCTCCGGGCGGACCTCGTGTCGACGTTCCCCGCGGACGTGTTCCGGGACGTCGACCTCGGGGACGGCCCGGTCGCTACGGAGATGCCGAAGCCCCCCGTCATGGTCGACCCGGGCGGCGTCGAATGGGACTTCACTGACTGGATGTGGGCCAGCCAGCGGGACCTCGACTCGACCGGCAACGCGATCGGTCTCATCCGGGAGCGGAACGCGGTCTCGACCCGCTACTACCCCGAGGGCCTACCGTCGCGGATCGAGCTGTTCGACACCCGCGGGTGCTCGATCATCAACCACAAGGGCTCCATGAAGTACCGCATCGACGGGCGGATCTACGACCCGTCGCAGGTCTACCACGAACGCCAGTACAGGATGTCCGGCTCCCCGGTGGGCCTGTCCCCGCTCATGATGGCGGCGGCCACGATCGGGGAGTACCTGTCGATGCAGGAGTACGGGCTCGACTGGTTCTCCCACGGCGGCATCCCGAAGGCGTGGATGCAGAACACGGCGAAGCGGCTCGGCGACGAGGAACGCACGGCGGCGAAGTCGTGGTACGAGGACACCGTCCGGAACGGTGATCTCATGGTCACCGGCCGGGACTGGGAGTACAACATGATCCAGGCCGAGACCGCGGGCCTGGAGTGGCTGGAGGGCCGCCGGTACGGCATCGCCGAGGTCTGCCGGTTCCTGTCGGTCCCGCCGGAGATGGTCCACGGCGCGGTGTCCGGCCAGTCCGTGACGTACGCGAACGTGACTCAGGCGAACCTCCAATTCCTGATCATGCACCTCGCGCCGGCTGTGATCCGCCGGGAGAAGAACCTGACGAAGCTCCTTCCGATGCCTCGGTACGTGAAGCTGAACACCGACGCGTTGCTCCGCATGGACCCGAAGACCCGCCAGGACGTCCTGACGTCGCAGTTGGGCAACTGGCAATTGACCCTGTCCGAGGCCCGGAAGCTCGACAACCGCCAGGCCCTTAGCACTGCCGACATGGCCGAGATGACGAAGATCTACGGGGCACCGCAGATCGGGAAGGGCCCGGCGGCACCCGCCCCGGACCCGGCGTCCGGTACGACTCAGCCCGACCAGGGCGACGCAGCCCCCGCGGTCCCGGCCGACGCCATGGCGTGGACCGACACGGACATGCGGGAGGCGGCGATCTTCGCGGAGCGTATGGAAGCGCTCGCGGAGCTGACGGCAGCGTAGGGAAGGCGAGGACATGGCGGAGAGCACCCACCGGCGAGCGCTGGCGGATCTGGTCGACTCGACGGCGGCGAGGATCGTCGAGCAAGCGACGGACGACGGCGTACCGGTCGCGGAACTGCCCGGGATGCGGCTCCGCTGGTACACGATCGGGCAGACCCGGGCCGCGGAGCCCGGCACCACCGGCCGCGACGGTGAGCCGGCCCGGACCGAGACCAACGTCTACGTGTACGACCGCATCGGCGGGTCGATGGGCGTCAACGCGAGCGCGTTCGCGGCGGAGCTGGAGGACATCGACTCCGACGTGATCCACCTCCGGATCAACTCGCCGGGCGGGTCCGTGTTCGACGCGAAGTCCATCATGAACACCCTCCGGGCGCACCCGGCGTACGTCCACGCCCACATCGACGGGATGTCCGCCAGCGCGGCGACAGTCGTCATGCTCGGCGCGGACGAGATCACCGTGGAGCCGGGCGGGGAGGTCATGGTCCACCGGGCCTCGTCGGAGTACAGCGGCGACGACCTGTCTGCCGAGGCGTGGATGACGTGGCTCAAGCGCCAGACCGAGGACATCGCGAACCTCTACAGCCAGCGCTCCGGCCGGGACGCGGCCGAGTGGGACGAGATGATGACGGCCGAGACGTGGTTCTACGGCTCCGAGGCCGTCGATGCGGGCCTGGCGGACCGGGCGGCGACCCTGACCCGGCCGATCCCCGCGGCCGACGAGGACGGGGTGGCCGAGCGCATGGCGCGCCGGCACATCCCGCGCGGCTACAAGTTCACCGGCCGGGCGGCGGCCGGCCCCCCGCGGTCGAAGCGGAAGCCGGCCCCGGTCACCACGACCAGGAGCACCCGCGGCGGGCGGGTCCCGTCGGAGGTCCGCGACGCCGGCCAGCTCCGCCAGCGGGCCCTCGGCCGGAACATGATGACCCGGTCCGCGCCGGCCGGCATCACCACGGCGGCGCGCCGGGCGGCACCGTCGGGGGACATCTCGCACGAGACCGTGGAGCTACGCGGCCGGCAGATGTTCCGCACGCACGGCGCGTTCACCGTCTACGGGCGCGGCTACGAGATGTGGGACATGTACGGCCCGTACGTGGAGAAGGTCTATGCCGGCTCCGGTCAGCAGACCATCCACGGCGGCGACCTCGACTGTGTGTTCCTCCTGAACCACGCCGGCCTGTCCATGGCCCGGACCGCGGGCCCCTGGAACAAGTACCGGGGCACGCTGAACCTCGCGGAGAAGACCGACCACGCCTGGCACGAGGCGTTCCTGAACGTCGACCGGCTCGACGTCCAGGACATGATCCGGGCGATCGACGACGAGACCGTAACCGAGATGTCCTACGCCTTCATGATCCTTGACGGGCGCTGGAACGACGACATGACCGAGTACGGGATCTACCTGTACGACATGAACCGCGGGGACGTGTCCGCGGTCAACTACGGGGCGAACCCGTTCACGGACATCACCGCCAGGGCGTCGGAGATCCTGGGGGAGCTGGAGCAGATGCCGGCGGGCGCGATCGGCGAGGCCGTCCGCATCCTGTCCCAGAGGGTCGGCACGTACGAGGCCCTGCTCCGGGAGGCCGACCCGGGCGCGCTGGCCCGTGTCGCCGAGCCTGCCCTGGCCTCCCGCGGGTCGGAGCCGGCCTCGGCCGACGACCGGGCGAGGGCCGACCGGTGGCTCAAGAACGCCATCGGCGACGCTGACGTCCCGCCCGACCAGCGCGGCGACGACGACGATGAGGACCCCGACGAGGAAGAGATCATTGACAAGAACACCCCGCAAGGGCCTACCGTTGCGGGGTACGAGGCACTTCTGAACAGCATCACCGCGAAGTAGGGCCCCTCCGAAGCCCCTCGCGGCACGCCTGATCAGGAGCACCGGTCAGCCCCTCCATAGCTACCGGGACGCCGACACGCACTGTCCACCCCCCTAACAGCGGGCACCGTGCGCGGCCGTCCATACCGGCAGCGGACCCCGGGGAAAGTCAACCGGGAGTATGACCATGGCTGCAACCAGCCTCGAATCCCTCATCACTTCGATCGAGGTGGAGCGCGAGCACGCGAACCGCTCGAAGGAGCGCGCGACGCAGGCAATCGCGGGCATCCTCGCGTCCGCCCGTAAGGACGGCCGCTCCACCCTCAGCCCCGACGAGCAGACCGAGATCGACCGGGAGTTCCGCAACCACAAGAACGCGGAGAACGACCTGACCGGTATCGAGGTCAAGCTCCGCAACGCCCGGAAGCTCCAGCAGATCGACATGGCGACCGACCTCCAGCTCCGCGACACGTCCGAGGTCGACGACGGCCCCACCGGCGGTCGCGGGGACATCGACGTCCAGAACAAGCGGCGCGGGCCGGCCTATGACGAGGTCGCCCGGATCGGCCAGGAGAAGCGGACCTACAACCCCGGCAACTGCCGGAAGGGTGCCGAGTTCCTCCAGGACGTGATCGCGTCGTACGCGCACCACGACGAGGAAGCCGGTTTCCGGCTCCGCGGTCACATGCGCGAAGAGCGGGTAGAGCGCGGGGCCTACCTGGAGAAGCGGGCGAACGTCGGTACGGGCAACTTCGCGGGCCTCGTGGTCCCGCAGTACCTCACCGACCTGTACGCGCCGGCCGTGGCTGCCCTGCGGCCGTTCGCCGACGTGTGCAACCAGCACGACCTCCCCGAGAACGGGATGACGGTCAACATCTCCAGGATCACCACGACGACCAGCGTCGGTATCCAGACGGAAGGTAACGCGGCGCTGTCCACGGACATCGACGACACCCTCCTGACGGAGCAGGTCCAGACGGCGGCCGGCTACGCCGACCTCACCCGCCAGGCGATCGAGCGCGGAACGGGCGTCGAAGAGGTCACGATGGACGACCTCATGCGCCGGTACGCGACCAGCCTCGACGGGACCCTCCTGACGCAGGCGTCGACCGGCCTGACGAACGTCGCGGCGGCGACCACGTACGACGACACGTCCCCGACGGTCCCGGAGCTGTGGCCGAAGTTCCTCGGCGCGATGGCGAACGCGGAGGGCGCGCTCCTGGGCATGGCCTTCCCGGACTACGTGATCATGCACTCGCGGCGCTGGTACTGGCTCCAGAGCTACCTGTCGTCGACGTTCCCGTTCATCCAGCAGCCGAACATCGCGGGCAACGCGGGCGGCACCTCGAACGGCAGCGGCTACAACCAGGGCGTGCGCGGCGTGCTCCCGAACGGCCTCCGGGTCATCGTGGACAACAACATCGGAACCGGCGGCGGCGTCGGCACGAACCAGGATGAGATCTACGTGGTCGCGTCCTCGGAGTGCCACCTCTGGGAGGACCCGAACGCGCCGGTCTTCATCCGGGCGGAGCAGCCCCTCGCGCACCAGCTCGCCGTGCGGCTGGTCCTGTACGGGTACTTCGCGTACAGCTTCCGGCGCTACACGAACGGCCAGCAGAAGATCGCGGGCACCGGCCTGGTCACCCCGGCGTTCTGAGTCATGAGGCTGATCCGGACGTTCCCGGCGACGATCCCCTTCGGGCGGTCGTACGTCGTCGACGACATGGAACGGGTGGTCAATTCCGGCTACTCGTACCGGGGCCTCGCGGCCCTCGGCGATGACGTCGTCCATCTGGACTGGGATCAAGCCGTGGACCGGGCGGACCTCGTCCGGTTCGTCGACCGGGCGAAGGCTGACCCGGACCGGGCGCGCGTGGTTCCCGTCCTCGTGGACCTCGCCGCCCGGCCCGGACTGGCCGCCCCGGTCTGGAACTGCCGGGTCTACGTCGGCGACCGGCTCCGCTACGTGGAGCCCGGCGACGGCACCGCGGACCTGTTCGGGTTCGGCATGGTCTACCTACCGGGGAAGGCCCTCGCGGCGTTCGAGGACCAGTGGCGGGCGGAGCTGGACGACGGATCGGTCCGGTTCGACGACACCGGGTTCTCCGGCTGGTACTCGAAGGAGTACGGGCCGGCCGTCATCGACTGGGACCTCCACGCCGTGCACCTCCACTACTCCGTGGCGGGGGTGCCGCTGTGACCCCGTGGACCGACGAACAGCACACCCTCCACGCGAGGGCGTGGCACGCGGCGCACGACGCGACGCAGCACCACCACGCGAGCCAACGCTTCGACGAACTCGTGGGAATGCTGGACGTCGTCGGGGCCATGGTCCCGGAGCCGCGGGTCGTCGTGGAGATCGGCTGTGACGCGGGAGGCACCCTCTACGCGTGGCGGGCGATGTTCCCGGAGGCCGCCGTGTTCGGGGTGACCCTCGGGGACAACGGGCCGCACACGGGCGGGCAGGGCTACCCCCTGGTCGACCACGGCGCGACCGTCCTCGTCGGGGACTCCAGGGACCGGGCGACGCTCCAGCGGCTCAAGGACCAGTTAGGGCGGCGGCCGGTCGACGTGCTGTTCATCGACGGCGACCACACCGCCGAGGGCGTCGCCTCCGACTGGCAGATGTACGCCCCGCTCGTACGCCAGGGCGGGGTGACGATCTTCCACGACGTGGCGAACGACTCCCCCATGACCGCGGGCTCCGTGGCCGTGTGGGAGCAGATGAAGGCCGAGGCCGAGCGCTTCGGGGAACCAGTGATCGAGGTCGTGTCGAAGACTCACCGGCCGGTGGGCTTCGGGATTGTTCGGATGGCAGGAGAGCAGGCATGACGCAGGACGGAGCCGACAAGGCTCACGCGAAGAAGGTCGACGAGACCGCCGACGGGGAACGCCTCGTCGAGCACTCGACGTTCACCGAGGGCGACCGGGACCTCCGGGAGGTCCAGGACGCGCTCGAAGTCGAGCGGGTCGCGGCGTACAAGGAATCCGGCTACGTGGCCGCTCCGGGCGTCGGCGACTACCACGCCACCCGCAGGGAGGCGAAGCACGCGAACGCGGCCTTCGTGACCCTCGGCGGCGGCACGGCGGACGACCCCTCGGCCGCTGTGGTCGACGGAGTCAGGGAGGCGGCGAAGGTGGTTCACCAGGACGCAGCGGCGGCGCGGCGCGCGGCCGGCGGCGGGCGCGGCACGGGACCGGCGAACCGCCAGTCACGGGCCGAGGTCATGCAGGGCGGCACGGGCGGAATCGTCCAGGGCACCGGCGAGGGCGTCGGCAAGTCGGCCAGCGGCACGACCACCGACACGACCGATCGGGGCATGGACGCGACGGTCGGCTCCGCGCCGGCCAACCCCGACCCGGGCACGGAGAACACCCCGCAGGAGCGGCCGTCGAGCCAGGCGGCCAGCAAGAGCCAGGGCTCCAGCGGCTCGACGAAGCCGGCGAAGGCCACCGGGACGCGGGCTAGCTGACCGTGGCCGTGTACCGGGTGCTCCGCACCGCTAAGGCGACCCTGACGCGGACGTTCTACCTCGACGAGGTAGCGACGGACGCGTCAGGGACCGTCGGTGTGGCCGTCACCCGGGAGGACGGCACGGTCGTCCAGTCCGCGACGATCCTCGCCCCGGACGCGAACCACGGGTACAGCTTCACGTTCCAGGGCTCGGACGACCTGGACCGGCTGAACCTGACGTGGGTCGCGACGGTCGGCGGCGACGCGATCGTCCTCGACCAGGACGTGATCGAGGTCGTGGGCGGGTTCTTCCTCGGCCTCGGGGACATCCGGAACAACATCGACCCCGTGTTCAAGGACCAGAACCGTTACCCCACAACGGATCTGATCGAGCGGCGGATCGAGGTCGAGAACGAGTTCGAGCGGATCTGCGAGCAGGCGTTCGTCCCGCGGTTCGAGCGGGAGATCCTGTCCGGCCCGCGGTCCGGCCCGGTGCGGCTCAAGTGGCCTCGGCTCCGCCGGGTCCGGGCGATCAGTGTCGGCGGGGTGGCGTACCTCCCCGGCGCGCTGACCGCGTACGGGGCGGACCCGCTCGGCCTGCTCCGGCACCCGTCGGGGTGGCCGGCCGGCACGGGGAACGTGATCGTCGAGTACGAGCACGGCCTGGACCGCCCCCCGACGGACATCGTCCGGGCGTTCAAGCTCCGGATGAAGTCGTTCCTCCTGACGTCGAAGTCGCCCCTCCCGGACCGGGCGGAGCGGATCGCGACGACGGAGATCGGCCTCGTTCAGCTCGCGATTGCCGGCCGGGACCAGACCGGCATCCCGGAGGTCGACGCGGCCCTGTCGCGGTGGCTCACCCCTCGACCGAGCTTCGGGTGATCACATGACCGTCATCATGGCGTGGCCGCTCAAGCGGTCAGCGTTCGCCCGGATGCAGAAGATCGCGGCCGGGACCGTCCCCGCCCCCGGCGGGGCGGAGTTGCTGGTCTCGACCACCGACCGGCCCGTCCAGGTGGAGCTGTACCTCCCCGCGGAGCCTGACCGGATCTGCGTGTTCGGGACGCCACTGTCGGCCAGCCGGCGGGAGTTCACCGGGGAGACCGCGCGGGGTGCGTGGGCGAACAACATGATCGCGGTCGGCCAGGTCGAGACCGTCCGGCTGGAGGTCCGGGTCCGGGTGTACGAGCCCGGCGAGGACTTCGAGTCGGTGGACAAGACCCTCGGCGACATGTGCTCCGCGGTCGCGACGGCGGTCCTGACGGCCCCGCTGTTCGAGCAGGGCCGGATCTACCTGTCCGGGGTGTCGCAGGACCCGACGGCCCTCGCACCGTCCCCGGAGCCGTCCGTGACGGGGAACGCGTCCCTCGTCTTCACAGCGGAGGTGATCACGTGGTGAACCGGGTCAGCGTCGAGGTCGACGTTCATCACGGCGCGCTCGCTGAGATGGCGCGGGCGCACGACACGCGGGAGTTGGTCCTCCGGGTCGCCGAGGACATCGCCGAGGGGATGCGCGCGGGGGCCCCGGTACGCACGGGGGCCGGCCGGGCGTCGATCAGGGCGCACGCCGAGATGGGCTCGGATGGTTGGTACGCAACGGCGAGTTGGGACGAACGCCATTACTACATGGGCATTCAGAACACCCGCCGTCACTTCGCGGAACCCGCACTCTCGCGGGTCCGCTACGTCTAAACAGGAGGGATCGAGCGGTGGCACAAACAGACGCCGATCGAGAACTGATCGAGCTACAGCGCTCGCTCAGCGCAAGCGGCGCGGGCATCGCTGGTCTCCCGAGTGGGGCAGCGGTGGCGGCGGACCCGGAAGTCGTCCGGACGTGGGAGCTTCGCCGTGCGGCGCAAGCCGAGGCGTACGGCCAGTACGTGGCGGACGGGGACATCTACATCGGGAACGCGCTGACGTTCACGAACGGCCAGGCGGTCCCCCTGGAGCACGTGATCCGGTTCGAGCTGGAGGAACGCGGCCAGGTGAACCGGGTCGCTACCCCGGAGATGGCGAGGCTCGGACGCCGGTTCGAGACGAACGAAGAGTTCCTGACGGCGAACCCGAACCTCCGGCGGCGGCTCCAGTCCGGCCGGCCGGCGGGCGAGTTGCACCCGTCAGCGCTCGACCCCCGCGGGGGTGCGGCGGCCATCGACGACGCCCGCAAGGCCGGTAAGGACGTGGCCGCCCCGACGTACCCGGGTGACACGTCCGAGGACCGTCAGGAGGCCGTCCAGGTCGCCGCGGAGAAACTGCCGGACGGGTCGTCGACGACGGACCAGTCCAGCCCGAAGGACAGCGACGAGAGCGACGCGGACAAGGGCTCCGGCTCGAAGTCGCGGCGCGGCGGCCGGGCCTCCGGCAGCACGAAGGAGGACTGACCCATGCCTACGGTGGCAACCCCGTATCTGATGCTCGACCCCGGGTTCCTGTGGCACGCCCCGGCGAACACGCTGTTCCCGGCCTCCGGCGGTACCGCCGCCGGGTCGATCTTCACCGACGCCCCGTCCGTGACGTGGTACGAGATCGGCGCGACCGAGGCCGGCTACACGTTCAGCTACAGCCAGTCGATCGAGGCGATCAACGTCGCCGAGTTCGCCGACCCGGTGAAGTGGCGGACCACGCAGCGTCAGGGCTCCATGGCGTTCAACATGGCCGACTTCACGCTGAAGAACCTCCAGCGGGCCATGAACGGCGGCACGCTGTCCACGGTCTCCGGCTCCGGTGCCACCCTGATCTCGAAGTGGACGCCCCCGGCGATCGGCTCCGAGAACCGGTCCGCGTTGCTGTGGCAGTCCCTCGACGGGACGCTCCGGATCTACATGTACCAGACGGTCCAGGTGAACGAGATCGAGACGGCGTTCAAGAAGGCCCCGGACTACTCCGTCCTTCCGTGTGAGTTCCGATTCGAGATCGACGCGTCCGGCAACATCTTCGAGGTCTACTCGGCCGGCCCGACCCGGCTCGGGGCCTGACCTACAGCACCGAAGGGGGCTACAGCATGAGCAGGAGCAGGAAGCGGGGCGGTCGTGGCGGCGGCCGTCCCGGCGTCCAGATGGAACGGCCGAGCGACCGGGAGATGCCGCGGATCGTGCGCGGCGGCCAGGAGATCGACCTCGGGGACATCGACAGTCAGGTCCCCGACCGGCAGCCGGTCACGGCCGTGTTCCGCCTCGGCGGGGAACGGTTCCGGGTGAACCCCGACCTGTCCGAGGTCGACGCGATCGACTTCATGGACGAGGCCGAGCACGTCGACCCGCAGAACCCGGCGGCGATCACCCTCGTGAAGCGGTGGGCGAAGTCGACCGTCCACCCGGGGGACTTCGACGCGTTCTGGAAGAAGGTCAGGGCGAAGGGCCTCGACTCGACCGGGATCATGTCCCTGATGTGGATCATCCTGGACGGGATCACCGACCTCCCTACTGGGCCGCCCTCAAGCTCCTTCGATGGGCGGCAGAACACCAGCACGAACTCTCCGGCTGGCTCATCCGCGCCGGTCGCCGACCCGTCCACTCCGGACGTATACAGCCCGACGGACCTCTACGGGCCGGCGGCGGCGACACCGGTCGCGGACGGGGCAGAGGCGTTCCTCCGGCTGATCGACAAGTACCAGGCGCGGGGGGACGGCTACGGGGTCGTCATGGCGGCTCAGATCGCAACGATGGCCGAGGCCCGGGGGATCGACGTCTCACGCGGTCAGTCGGCCTCGCGTACGGCCTGACCCTGCGGGAGGTGTGCGACCTGGCGTACGTCGTCCAGGTCGAACAGATCGAAAGGCGGGCCCTGGCAGAGATGCAGCTCGCGCCGCACGTCGAGGACAGCTCGAAGATCGCAACCCCGGAGGTCGCGGTCGCCGAGTTCGACGCGTGGCTCATGGCACCACCGAACCACCTCAGCCGGCCGACGGCTGAGTCCGAGATCATGGACCTGTTCCAGGGGGTGCGCTGAGCATGGCCGTGCAAACCCTGGCGGACGCTGCGATCGTTGTCCGCGCCGACTTCTCCCGCACCGGGGGTGAGGTGGAAGTCGGCGCGCGGCGCGTCGGTCGCAAGGCCGGTGACGCGGCGTCGAAGGGGTTCGTCGAACGGCTCAAGTCCGGGTTCGGCAAGGGCGGTAGCTCCGCGGCTGACTCGTTCGCGAAGGGCTTCGGGGACAACTCGGGGGCCTTCGGCCGGGTCATCGCGACGATGGCCGCGAAGGTCACGATCGCGGGTGCCGCTGTGGCCGCCGCCGCCCCCGGCGTCACCCAACTGACCGCCGCCCTGATCCCCGCGGCGGGCGCGGCCGTGGCCCTGCCGGCGGCTCTCCTGGCGGGCCGGGCCGCCGCCCTCACGTTCAAGGTCGCCGTGTCCGGGGTCGGCGACGCGATTCAGAAGGGCTTCACCGGCTCCGCGAAGGAAGCTCAGAAGGCCCTCGACCAGCTCCCGCCGTCGGCGCGCCGGTTCGCGTCCGCGATCATCGCCACCCGCAAGCCGATCGAGCAACTGAAAGCGTCGGTCGCGGGCCGGTTCTTCGGGCCCCTCCAGAACGAGGTGAAGCCCCTCGCGGACCTCTACATCCCGAACCTCCAGCGGAAGATGTCCGCCCTCGCCGGTGGCCTCGGCAACCTCGGGGAGCAGGTCGCACAGTCGGCCCGGAAGACCGCCGTGTTCAAGGCCGTGAACGCGGTCTTCGACTCCGCGACGGCGTCCGCGGGGCGGCTCCGCGCCGGCATCGACCCCCTGATGCGAGGGCTCGCGGCCGGCCTGCGGGCGACGGCCCCGCTCCTGCCGGGCCTGGCGTCCGGGCTGGCCCGGGTCGCGACGAACGTCGGGAACTACGTGCGCCAGGCGGCGGACTCCGGCCGCATCGTCCAGGTCTACCGGAACGCGGTCGGCGTGCTGCGCACCCTCGGCCAGATCGCGGGGAACGTCGGCTCGATCCTGTCCACCGTGTGGAAGGCATCCGACCAGGCCGGCGGGAACCTGTTGACCCGCATCCGGGACCTGACCGGGCAGGCCCGCCGGTTCGTCGAGTCCGGCCAGGGCATGACGGCGATCACGGCCACGTTCAAGACGATGTCCTCGCTCGGGGACTCCCTCCGGACCGGGCTCGGCGCGGCACTGCCGGCCATCGCTCAGTCCGTGACGATCGCAGCCCCGGCGCTGTCCCGGTTCGCCGCCGCCGCCGCGGGCCTGGTCGTCCAGCTCGCCCCGTTGCTCCCGCACGTGACGCAACTCGCCGTGCAGATCCTCACCGCGCTACTGCCCGCGATCATCTCCCTGACCGGCTGGATGCAACGCAACCAGTCCACAGTGCAGAAACTCGCCCCGATCATCCTCGGGGCCACAGCGGCGATCTACGCGCACCGCGCGGCGATCCTCGTCGTGTCCGCAGCGACACGGGCATGGTCGATCGTGATGGGCGCGGCGAAGGTCGCACAGGCCGGCTGGACGGCGATCTCGTGGCTCGCGTCCGCGCCCGTCGCGGCGCACACAGCGGCGATGCGGCTGTCCACCTCCACGATCGGGACGTGGGTCGGGGTGAAGGGGATCGAGGCCCGCGCGTGGCTCTCGTCGACCGCCTCGACCGTCCGGGACACGGCGGCGAAGGTCGGGAACCGCATCGCGACGGCGGCGACCACCGTCGCCACCCTGGCCTCGGCGGCGGCGGCGAAGGCGTCGGCCATCGCGACGGCCACATGGTCCGCTGTGACGACCGGGGCGACGGCCGTCATGAAGGGTGTCCGTATCGCCGTCCTGGCCCTGAACGCGGCCATGCGGGCGAACCCGATCGGCGTGGTCATCACCGTGATCACGCTCCTGGTCGCCGCCCTCGTGGTGCTCTACAAGCGGAACGAGACCGTCCGCCGCATCGTCGACGCGTGCTGGAAGGGGATCAAGACCGCGATCTCCGCCGTCGGAGCCTGGTTCTCCGGGACCCTGATGCCGTCGATCAAGCGCGCGATCGACCAGGGCGCGACGGCGTTCCGCTTCATCCAGAAGGTCGCCTCGACGGTCTGGGGCGGCATCCGCGCGTACATCGGCGCTCAGATCGGCCTCGTGATCAAGGTCTTCACGACCTTGAAGAGCTTCGTGACCGTGACCCTGCCGAACGCCTTCCGCTCAGGCGTCGGCGCGATCCAGAAGTTCTGGGCCGGGCTCCAGGAGGCCGCCCGGAAGCCCGTCGCGTTCGTGGTCAACACCGTGATTAACCCCTTCCTCGCTGGCTTCCAGAAGATCGCGGGCGTGTTCGGCGTCAAGACCCCCGCCCCGATCCGCGGGTTCGCCACCGGCGGCCGGCTCGACGCCGAGGGCGGGCAGATCCCCGGCACACCGTCCAGCAAGGACAACCGCCTCGGCTGGCTCAAGGACAAGGCCGGCCGGACGATCGGCAACATCGCCGTAGCGACCGGCGAGTTCATCGTGAACGCCCGCGACACGGCAAAAGCGTTGCCGCTACTGCGATGGATCAACGACGGCATGAAGGGCGGACCCGCGGACGTGGCCCGCCGGATCGGCCGGCGGCCGACGGACCGGATGGGCGACGGCTCCGAGGGATGGGCGTTCGCCGGTGGCGGCCTCGTCGGGTTTTTCAAGGACGTGTGGGGGGCGATCTCCGACCCGGTGAAGTTGGTCAAGCGGCCGTTTGAGGCGGCGCTCGGCCGCATCCCCGGCGGCGGCATGATCCGGGATCTGTTGCTGGGCATGGGCCGGAAGCTGATCGGCGGGGTCGTCGACTTCATCTCCGGCGGCGGCGGGTCCGTGGCCGGCGGCAACATCGGCAAGGCTCAGGCGTTCGTCCGCGCTCAGGCCGGCAAGCCCTACGTCTGGGCGTCGGCCGGGCCGGGCGGCTACGACTGCTCCGGCATCGTCTCCGCCGTCTACAACGTCCTCAAGGGCAAGAACCCGTACAGCCACACGTTCTCGACGGGCTCACTCCCCGGCCCGTTCTTCCGTGAGGGTCAGCGCGTCGGCCCCCTGGTCGCCGGATGGGCGCACCCCGGGCAGCGCGGCGCGTCCGCGAACGTCGGCCACATGGCCGGCATGATCGGCGGCCTGTCGTTCGAGAGCACCGGCTCCCGCGGTGTCCACGTCGGCACCGGCCGCAAGCCCTCCGACTTCGCGCACATCGGCGTGGCGAAGGCGAACGGCGGCCTCGTCGCCCTCCAGCGTCTCGCTAAGGCGACGGCGGCCGACACGGGCCGGGTCACCCTGGCCCCCGGCCAGAACCTCGTGTGGAACGGCCTCGGCCGGCCGGAGCACCTGGAAGAGCACCGGCCCGGGACCGGCGCGCCGGCCCGGATGCACCCGGACGACATTGACGCGCTCGCCCGCGCGATCGGCGACGTCCTCGGCCGGGCGTTGCTCGGCACCGTCCCCGCGACGAAGGTCGCCGCGCGGCAGGCCGGCAGGAGGCCCGGACGATGACCTCGGTCCAGTACACGAAGATGTGGCTCACCTCCGTAGTCAGCCAGGAGTCCATCGGCGCGTGGACCGACGAGGACCGCGAATCGACGTACGGCGTCGCGGGTGAGATCCGCACCTATGCCGGCGGCCGTCAGCGGGCCGTGGGATCGGTCGGGGCGTCCGGGCAGTGGAAGCGGACCCTCGTCGAGCTGACCGCCGCGGACGTGGCTCTCCTGCGGACCTGGATGGAGAACGGGGTGACCGTGTTCGCCCGGGACCACCTCGGCCAGGCCATGTACGCGACGTTCTTCGACGTCGGCGTGAAGGAGAACAAGTCGCAGACCTGGCAGGCCGCGACGTTCCGCGCGGACATCACCCTCCAGCGGGTCGACGTGTCCGAGGGGGTCTAGGTGCAACCGCCGACCGACGGCCCGCGGGCAGGCTTCACCACGGCTCAGGTGGAGTACCTGATCGAGAACGCGTCCAGCTATGACGTGGGTATGGGCCTCGAACTCCTGGACGGCCTCGACACGATGCAAGTCCAGGACGACCTGTCCGACTGGCTCACCGCCGCGACCGTGGGCCGGTCGAACTATGCGACGATCCACGGCTCCGCGACGTTCAGCCTCGACACGCCGCTCTCCTGGGGGAACTCGATCGTCCGGCCGTACATGACCCTCACCGGGCCGATCTCGTCGCTGGCGACCAGCCTCACGACGATGAAGTTCTACCAGGGCGCGTACTTCGTCGACGCCCCCGAGGAAGACCTGGCACAGGACCCGCCGACGTGGGACGTCACCGGGTACGACGTCCTGTCCATCCTGGACGACCCGATCGGCGATGACTTCTCCATCGACAAGGGGGTCTTGTACCTGGCGTTCGCGGAGCAGATCCTCATAGACCGCGGGATCACTCAGTACCACATCGACCAGGGCCAGGCGGCGGCCGTGGCCGCGTCGCCGAAGGTGTGGGCCCTCGACGAGAACCCGACGTGGCTGGAGGTCGTGAACTACTGCCTCGGCGCGGTCGGATACCAGGGGATCTGGACGGACTGGAACGGGGCGTTCCAGCTCCGGGAGTACCTGTCGCCGACGGACCGCTCCCCGGAATGGTTGCTGACCGCGGACGTCGCGAACACCCTCCTGACGCAGCGGCGCAAACGGTCCCGGGACTACTACGACGCCCCGAACCGGTGGGTCTTCTACCAGTCGAACGTGACCGAGGAACAGCCCGTCGACGGCGACGGCCGGTACGAGTACGTGAACCAGTACGTCGGGGAGACCAGTGTGGAGGCCCGCGGCGGGCGGACCATCACCCGGCCGCCGGAGGGTGTCGACGTCGCCGACCATGCATCCCTTGTGCAGTACGCGAAACGGGTCATCGACGCGGACATTCTGATCCCGACGAAGGTCTCTATCGACGTGGCCCCGCTCCCCCTGATCTGGCACATGGACCGGTACTCCGTCTCCGATCCGGCGCTCGGCGCGGCCGTGGAAGTCCTCGGCGCGTCGTGGACGGCGAACCTCGACGGGTCCGACGTCACGCACGAGTGGAGCGTCCTCTGATGCCGACGTACCCGGAGAGCCAGCTCGAACTGATCGACTCGCGTGTCCGCCTCGGGATGGCCCGCCTGACGAAGATGGGCACGGTCGCGTGGCGGTCGTCGGGGTCGCTGGCCGGCGACCCCGGCATGTACGCGGCGAGTGTCGTCTTCGACGGCTCCAGCGGCACGGCTCAGCCGGTGAAGTGCTTCGAGTCCGTGATCGTGGACATCGGGGACCGGGTCGGGGTGGTCCGCTTCGAGAGCGAATGGATCATCGTCTCGAACTACACCCTCCGCACCCTCGGCGACGCCTCGTACGAGGCCCCCGGCGCGAACGGCGGGACGACGGCGTCCGCGACGTACGTCGACATGCCCGGGTCGCCGTCGGCGATCCTGAACACGAAGTACCGGGACGACACCCTGCTCCGGATCTCTATGGGCGTGTCGATGTACTCCACGGCCGTGACGACGATCATTGAGATCGCGGCGTACGTGGCGTCGACGGACGGGTCCATCGCCTACGACCAGCGGGTGATCAAGTTCGGGATCAACCCGGCGAACGAGCACACCGACGCCACCGGGTGGACCACGTCGGCTCCCCTGCCGGGCGGGGTCGGGTACGCGGTCACCGGCCGGTGGCGTCGGGTGTCCGGCACGGGCACGATGACCACCGACGGCAATGATCACTGCTACATCCGGGTCGAAGAGGTGGTTTCGTAATGCCAACCGTGACCACGTCCACAGCGGACGGCGCTCTCCCACAGGGCGGCCTCGTCAGCTTCCCCCCGATGACGCTCATGGAGCGGGCACCGGACACCGGCCACCTGTGGCTGATCTTCCGGACCACGACCACGACCGTGACCATCTACCGCTCGATCGACAATGCGGCCAGTTGGCAGGCTCAGGGCAGCTTCACCCGGGCCGGGCTCTACGACCTGTCGGACTTCTCCATCGACCAGGCCGGCGACCACATCCACATCGTCTACCTCGTGAACGAGTCCTCACAGGACCGGATGTTTTACAAGCGGATCGACATCCGCTCGGGGACCCCCTCGTTCTCCACCGGCGAAATGCAGATCACCGCCGGGAACAACGGCGGCACCGCCCGGTCCTACTGGTACTCGGCGTGCATCTACGCCTACAAGAACCCTGACGGGACGTTCGCGATCCTGATCCCGGGGGCGTTCCACCAGTCGTCGTACTCGGGGATCTACATCTACGGGGTCTCGATCAAAAACGACGCCGTGTTCTCGACGTACAAGAACGACGGGATCGTCCGCTCGACTCACCAGTACCGGCTCTCCGGCGACGACTCCGGCGGCCTGACCGTGTGCCGCGACGTCGAACACAACGGCGACGGCTACACCACGAAGACCCCGAACGTGTGGCTCGCGTTCCAGATCCACTCCACGTCGTACTGCCTCAAACTGACCTGGCAGGGCTACAAGACCGGATGGTCGTCGCCGACCAGCGCGCCGAGCATCGCAACGTCCCGCCTGTCGTCCCGTGACCTCCCGGCCCGGTGGGACGGGAAGCGGTTCGTCATCATGTCGACCAACCCGACCGACCCGACGAAGATGGACGTCTTCGAGCGGGACGCCGGCAACACGAAGAACGTCGTCAAGCGGACCAGCCCCACGCACCCGAACAACACCGGCACGATCAACGCGAACATGCTCAGCTACAACCACGTCACGCAGGACTTCCGGCTGTTCGCCGTCGGCGTGTCACCCGGCCCGCTCTACTACGTCGACTTCATCCGCGCGTCGGGCACGTGGGGCACCTGGACGCAGGCCGAAGGCGCGACCTCGATCACCACCTCCGAATGGTCCGTACGTAGATCTACGTACGGCACGAACCAGTACGACGTCTACCGGACCACCGGCACGGCGAGCCCCTGGACGATGGGCACGTACGCCCTCGCCGTGAACTTCGCCCCGACGGCCCCGACGTGGGTCACCGGCACCGCGGGCACCCCGCCGACGAACGGGGCCGCGTTCGACGTCTCCGCGAGCCTCACCCTCGACTGGGTCCACAATGACCCGAACCTCACCGACGCGCAGACTCAGTACGCCCTCCAGCGGCAGATCGGGGCCGGCACCGTCCAGTGGTGGAGGACGTCCGACTCGACCTGGCAGACCGTGGAGACGTTCAACACCTCGGCCACGTCCGCGGTCACCCTGTCGGCCGCTCAGTGGGTCGGGGCCGGCGGCGCGGGCGACCCGGCGCACGTCTACAAGGTCGCGACGAAGGACACGGGCGGGCTCACGTCGCCGTACTCGTCCGGGCTCGGCGTGGTCCCGTCGACCCGGACCGACCCGACGTTGACGGCACCGACCGGCGGCGCGATCCTCAACACTGGTTTGGTCGTCGCGAACTGGACGTGCGCCGACCAGTCCGCGTACCGGGTCACGGTCACGAACACAGCGACGGGTGTCGTCGTCCACGACTCCGGGTGGCAGGCCGACCCCGCGGGGCAGACCTCCGGCTACGTGGTGCCGGTCCTCCTGGCCGACGGGTTCACCGGGTCGCTGACCCTCCAGACGAAGAACGGCGAGGGTCTGTCGTCGGTGGTCCGGACGGCCGCGTTCACGATCGACTTTGTGGAGCCGGTGGCCCCCCTCGTGACGGGTCTCGTCCCGGCCCCGAACTCCGGCGGGATCAACGTCACCGTGACGCAGCCGGCCCCGACCGGCACGCAGCCGGCCACGGTCCGGATGGACCTCTACCGGCGGAAGGCGACGGGCGTCCTCCCGACGAACTCGAACCCGTACTTCGAGACCAACCTGAACGACTGGGGCCAGACCGGCTACAGCGTCACCGCCCGGTCGTCGACGTTCGCGCACACCGGGACGTGGTCGCTCCTGCTCACCCCGAACGGGGTCACGGCGTCGCCGTACACGCAGACCTCCACGATCTACCCGACGTCGACGGGGGCGGCCTGGACGGCGAACGGGTGGTTCCGGTCGACGACGGCGAACAAGACCGTGAGGCTGAAACTCCAGTGGTACAACGCATCCAGCGCGTTGATCTCCGAATCGGTGCGGGACTTCACCCCCGTAGCGGGGGTGTGGATCTGGATGTCCATGACCGCGGGCGCGCCGGACCTCGCGACCGGGGTCCGGTGGGCGTGCGGGCAGACCGGCACCCCGGCCGCGGGTGACACGGTCTACCTCGACGAGGCCGTCCTCATGCCGGCGAACCAGGACGACGGCATCCGGACGAACTTCGATATAGCGTCCGGGGTGACGTACCTCGACTGGAGGGCCGTCACCGGCGTGGAGTACGAGTACCGCGTCTACGCCGAGGCAGCGAACGGGACGCGGGTCTACGGCCCGTGGCAGGCGTGAGGGGGCAGCGATGACGGACCCGCTACCGGCACCACAGAGCACCGGCGGCGAGGAACTGTCGGACCTCGTCGAGGTGACGTTCATCTACGATCCCGCGCTCGGGTCGCCGACCAGCACGCAGGCCCTCGGCGGGAAGGTCATCGGTGTCCCGTCCACGTCGATCCCGTTGCCGTTGCGGGGGAAGCTACTCGGTCAGCCGGGTTTCGGCCGGCAGATGGTTGTCCCGGACCCGCAGGACCCCGCGTCGACGATCCACCGGTGGGAGTGGGTCCTCCAGGGCGGGACGGACCCGGTAGACACGTTCATCGACTCCCTGACGGGGCGGGGAGGCTGGGTCAACGTCCAGGCCCGGACCGTGGTCAAGACGCTGGTTCAACGGCTCTTCTCCGCGGGCATATCACGGACGACAATCCAGACTCAGGTGCCGCAGCTCTACCAGGCGATAGCGGCCGAGGTGAGGGCACAGGACGCCCTCGGATCATAGGGAGAGGCCATGCGTACGGACAGGTACCCGATTGCTCGGGACATCATCGAACGGGTCGGGGCGACGTTCGTCCTGACCCTGCTCAGCCTGGCAACCGCCGACGGGATCAACTGGACCGACTGGGGCTCCATGGATAACTGGCGGGCGTGGGCAATCGCCGCGCTGACCGCCGCGTTCAGCCTCGTGAAGGGCATCATCGCGACCCGCTTCGGCCGCAAGTCCGCCAGCCTGGACCCGGCCGTCGGGCTCCAGCCGGTCAGCTCCGGGACGCCCGGGGTCTGACCCACGGAACACAGCGAACGGCCCGCCCCTCGTCTCGGGGCGGGCCGTTCGGCGTTCGGTCCGGCGCTCTGGGTCGCCGGGTAGAGATCTTGGCTTAGAAACGCTCTCAGCCGGTTTCAGCGACCCGGGCCAGGTGCTCGGACAGATCCTCGGGGAACTCCCCGTCGAGCTGGACGACCAGGGTCGCGTACCGGACCTTGTCCCCGCCGCGGGTGCCGGTCTCGTCGACCTGGACGCGGACCTTATCCGGGCCGAACTCGTGGGTCTGGCCGGCCAGGGTCAGCCGGACCCCGTCGCCCTCGCGCATCGTGCGTCGCATCATTCCTCCGGGTGTGGGCCCTGGACCTCCTGGTCCAGGGGCGTTCCTGTGTCGGCGTGGTCGCGGTAGTCGTCCAGGGCGGCATCGAACGCGACGTACGCCTTCCGGGCCTCGGGGTCGTCGAGGGCGAAGGCGTCACGCCAGCGCTTGAGCCACGCCTCGACGTCGGACCCGCGGCGGGCCTCGTGCGCCGGGCCAGCCGGCGGGACACCCCGACGGAGCCGGTCCACAGCGTCCCGGATCTCCGCGACCGACTTCGGTCCCGTGTTCCGGCGCTCCAGGAGAGCGGCGTCGGAGGCGTTCTCCAGTTCCTCGACCGTCGTGTACGCCGGCCCCCACTTCTCCGCCCTGCGGAGCCCGTTGTACGTCCTGGTCGGCAGATACGGGAACAGTCGCTCGATCGGTGTCGTCGTCATCGGACCGTCCGATCGGCGGCCTTGCCGACAAGGTTCTCCAGGCCCCGCGGGACCGGCCGGCCAGCGTGGACCGCGGTCTCCCCGGTGCCGTACACCGGGGCGGAACCGACCACGGCCGGCTCCTGGACGATCGTGAACTCCCACAGCCCGCCGACGGGGATGTGTCGGGTCTCGCCGCGCTTCCCCTTCTCCGCGAAGACGAGGCAGGAGTCCCGGACGTGGGCGTGCTCGCACTCGATCACCTCGACCGGGCCGTCCTTGACCCGCTGGAACTTGACCTTCGTCATCGGACAGCCTCTCGTGACATCGGGTAGCCGACGTGGCTCAGTGCCTCGTCGGCGGGGACGAGGTGACGCCACCGGACGACCCGGGCCGGGGCGTACTCGGTCGCGGGGACCTCGATCGTCGGCTTCCCGCACCCGGGGTGCGAGCACGGCTCGACCCGGACGACCCGGCCCTCCGCGCTGTGCCGCTCGATCCAGGCGGCGAGGTCCGTGTAGAAACACTGGGCCCGGACGCTCTCCCCGACGCACGGGTGGTACCCCCACCAGAACGCCGTGAAGTGCGCGCGGCCGAGGTCGTCGACGTCCCGGCCGGCCCGGACCTGGACGTCGATCAGGACCGTCCCCGGGGGGAGCGCGTCGAAGACCTCACGCGGCGGGGTCAGCACGACGCGCACCCGTTCGCGTCGAACCCCGGGAGCGGGTCGTCGGTGCCGACGGCGTACGCGTACGCGACCCGCTTCCCGTGGGCCTTCGCATACTCGATCTCCCGTGCGGTCGACTCCCCGACGTAGCCGTTCAGGTTGATGACCATCACCATGTCGGCGAGGTCGATCTTCCGGAGGTGCAACTCGTCGAGGCATTCCTTCACGGCGGCGGCCTGAACCGGGCTCGCGAACGTCCCCTCGGCCTCGCTCCACCACACCCCCGGGTTGATCACGATGTGGCCGTCCATGGTCAGCTCCGACGTGACCCGGTCGAAGTCCGGCCGGAACTTCGTCGACCCGACCAGGGCGATGACCATCGGCCGGGTCACGTCGACGTGACGCTCCAGGGACACCCCGGCGGCGCGGGCGCGGGCGGTCACCGTCTCGACGAACTCGACGACCAGGGACTCCGCCGCTTCGTCGCCGTCCCACGATTCCGGCATCTGAGCCATGACCCGCTCGATCAGATCCTCATGCGTCACGGTCGGTCCCTTCGTCGTCGAGCGGGCCGACCAGGGCGGCCAGGGCGGAGGTCGGCACCATGAGCGCGGACGCCGTCGGTACCCGATTGATGAACTCCCGGGCCTCGGCCGTCTCCAGCCCGCGGGTCAGGAGGTCCGTCAGGAGGTCGTTCTCCGTGCGGGCCAGTTCGTGGTGCGCGCGGGACTCGACCGCGTCAATGTCGGCGAGGGCCTGCCGGCGGGCGGCGGCCTTCCGACCGGGGATCGGGTTCTTCACCTCGTGGATCGTGACCAGGGAGTAATCGGCCGTGTCCGGGTACTCCCCGCCGACGCTCTTCGCGACCTGGCGGTAGACGTCATTCGCCTTGCGGTTGCACTCGTCCCGGGCCTGTTCGATCAGGAACAGACTGTCGCTCCACGCCTTCTCCGCCTGGCCGAACTGGTCGTTCAGCCGGCGGTCGAGGTCCGCGATCATCTCGGCCTTCCGGGCGGCGATGTCCTGGCGGAGCAGCTTGAACCGCTGACGGACGAGGGACGTCAACGCGTCCCGTTCAGCTTTGGTCATCATTGCCGGCAGTCTTCCTCTCGGGTGTGGTGGACCGCGTCCAGACTCTCTGATGCGCGGCGTGGACCTTCGGGAGTTGCTTCATCATCCAGTCGATGATCGAGGCCGACGGGGGGTAGTCCTCGCCGAGCCCCTTCTTCAACCGGGCCGCGTCGATGAACGTCTGGCACGCCTGGTACCAGCCGAGCAGGACCAGCCGGGCGGCCTCGGCGTTGTCGTGCGACTTGTGCGCGGCGTCGAGCCGGTCCTCCAGGTCCCGCAGGATCTCGCCGTGGACCTCACAGTCCGTCGAGCGGGCCATGGCCCGGCGCACCTGGCGGTCCTTGTCGACGTGCTCCGAGGACCAGGCGTCGCGCCAGCGTTCCGTCTCGTCGACCATGAGGTGAAGGGCCTCGACGAGTTCGGCGTGGATGGCGTTGCCGGGCTCCCGGGTGGCGAGGATGCGCCGGGCCGCGTCGCGGGTCTTCGCGCCGACCCCGCCCTCCAGGCGGACCTGTAGCCACCGGAGCCGGGTGTCGCCGTTCGGGGTGATGTCCGACCCGGACCGGGGGTGCCCGGCCGGGGGCTCTTGCCAGGCCCCGCGGTCGCCCTCCTTCCAGACGACGTCGACCTCCCCGTTCGCGTCCCGGTGGAAGTGGCTCAGGTTCCGGTGGTCCTTGAGGCCGGCACAGTCGACCTCGACCCCCTCGGGGGTGCGGTAGCGCCAGGTGCAACCGACGGAGGTCACTCTTCCTCCCGCGGGGGGTCGTCGTCGAGTCGGATCGGCTGACCGCCGATGGAGATCGAGCCGTCCGCCTCGGGGAACCACAGCCCCTCCGCGACGGCGGTCTCCCGCGCTTGCTGGATGATCCGCCGGGTCCGGACGCGCCGGACGGCGTGCGCGCGGACCCGACGGCGGGCCTCCCACCGGAGGGCCTTCACCGGCAGGACGAGGCCGAGCGCGACGTACAGCGGGCCGGCCCCGCCGTGAAGCACCTCGAACCAGGCGAGGAACACGGCGGCGGCGAGGAAGCTCACCCGGAGCTTGAGCGTGAACGGCACGTAGCCGGCCGGGCGGCGACGAGAGGGCCGGCCGTAGTAGCCGGCGGCGACCCGCTCGTACGCCGATTCGACCTCGCGCTCCGAGATCGGGGAGTACCCCGGCCCGGTCTGGACGGTCACCCGGTACCAGGCGTCGCCCTCGTTCCGGTCGTCCCAGATGTCCCGGCTCACCGTGCGGCCCTCCGGCGGAGCGCGAGCGTCGCCTGGCGGGCGGTCAGGTCGGCGCGGCCGATCGCGACCCGCTCGACCTCGATCCCGTCCGTGCGCTCGTAGTTGACGCGGAGGACGACCGTCGCGCCGGCCCGGCCGACGTTCGTCAGGTAGACCCGCTCGGCGACCATGGACTCCACGTCGTAGCCGAGGCGGGCCAGCTCCCGGACGAGTTCCTTCGTCCACCGGTCCGAGGACCGCCAGGTCGAGTCGATCTGCTCACGGGTCGTCGGGACACGCCGGACGACGCGCTCGCCGAGGTCCCGGCGGCCGGTCGGGGCGTGCGGGTTGTCCGTGCGGTCGGTCCCGCCGAGGCGGAGGACGTCGTGTGCGGCAAGCTCTCGAATGTCCCACTCGCGGCTCATGGTCAGGTTCCCTCCAGCGTCGGCAGTCGTCGTTACCTCCACAGGATAACACCCCGTGCGTGATCCAGGGAAGCCCCCGCGGTCTCGTACTTCCGGCGGAGCCGAGCCTTCGACGCCCGGCTGTTCTGGCGCTCCGGGTCGTACCACGGGCACGCCGGCCGGTGGCCGCGCTTGCGGGCCGTCCGGCGGCGGCACCCGCACTCCAGGCGGGACGCGGCCATCACTCGTCACCGTCATAACGGTGGTCGTGCGGCTCCGACGCCCAGCCCTGCTCCGGGACGACGTCGGACTTGCCGGCGGCGGCCAGCCGGTCCAGGTGAGGGAACTCGGTACTCGGGACGGCCAGGGCGGACACCGCCAGGAACACCCCGCGGTCGTCGTCCCGGCGGTCGACCTTCGCCGCGACCGTGTACCGCTCCCCGACGAGGATCGGCGTCATCGTCGCCTCCAGTACGACCGGCGGGATCTCGATCTCGACGTTCCCGTACGGCAGGCGGAACAGCCCGCGGGCGACCTCGCGGCCCTGGAAAGTCGGCTCCCGGCGAAGCGACCCGATGACCCCCGTCAGGACCACCTCCGCGCCGTCGGCCTCGTGCTCGATCTCCCGCGGCTCCCGGCGGTACAGCTCCGGGTGAGCCTCGAACCGGCGGGCGTGCTGGCGGGCCAGCTCCAGATCGGCGACGAACCCGTCCAGGTTCGTGATCGTGTACGCGCCGGCCTGGATGGCGTGGAGCACGAGACACCCGGCCTCGTCGACGGCGATGTCCAGCCCGCCGACGCGGGTCGTCGAGGCGTAGACGTCGAACTCCCGCGGGTGGACCGGCTGGCGCACGGCGCGCGTGTTCGCCGGGGCGGTCGTGCGGTGCCGGGCGCGGGCCTGGCCGCACAGTGCGGTCCCGAGGTTCGTCCCGTCGATCAGGTGCTCACACCGCGGGGCGTCCGGGTTCCGGGCCTCGAACGGGTGATCGAGATCGGGCATGGTCTTGCGCTGGTCGATGGTCATCATTTCCTCCTGGCGTAGTAGCACATCACGGCGAAGGCCGCGACGACGAAGAGAGAGCACACGATCAGGACGGGGTCGTTCTTCGGCCACGTGCTGACGACGATGCCGATCACTTCCGGGCCTCGCCGCACTGCGGGGATGCACCGGACCGGCAGATCTGCTCCGTGAGCTTGAGCTGTTCGGCACCCTTGCGGAGCCAGTCGGCCCGGCGCTCGGCGTGCGAGGTGCGGGAGTCGGCGATGGGGCCGACGTTGCCGAAGTCCTTCGGGTGGCGGGGGTCGTACGACTTCGCGTAGGTCCACCACGCGCGCCACACCCGGGCGTGCTCGCCGCAGAGGTCGGCCGGCGGCCGGCGGGTCTGGGGGAACTCGGGGACGGCCAGTAGGCCGGCGGCGCGGAGGGCTGGTACCTGTTCCTCGGGCATCGTTGCTCCAGGGTCGGCAGCGGTCGTTACGCGCTCAGAATAACAGCCGGGCCGTGATCAAGCTAGAGGTACTTCGGGTCGGCCCGGACCGTGACCGCCCACTCATGATCGGAGAACCACCCGAACGTCGGGACGTCGAACTCCCCCGGGCGATGCCAGGACGGCCGGTCCAGCCGATGGACCGGGGCCACCGCGGGCCGGCCGGCCTCCAGGTCTTCGCGCCACTTCCGCCACCGCTCGATCTCCGCGTCCCAGTCGTCGAGGTACGCGCGGTCCGGGCCGTCCTCCATGGTCATCTCCCCATCGGCAGTAGGGTCATCACGTGAGCGTAAACCCCGACGACTGGAGCCTCCGCCGCTCCGCACCCGTCGATCTGTTCGACGACTACTCCGGCCGGCGGCGGCGGCCGGAAGGCATCCACGAGGCCGACGAGGGCGCGATCCAGGGCCACCGGCGACCCGTCGAGCTGGTCCCGACCGGGCCCCGACTGATCACCGCGACGGCGGTCGCGACGGCCGCCCTCGTCCTGCCCGGTGCGATCGTCCTCGACGGCGGCGGCCACGGGCACCAGGCGGACGCCGCGCTCGGCGAGGCCCCGCAAGTCGCCCCGGGCCTGCCGGCCACACCGCCGCCCGGCCAGCCGTTGACCGAGCCCGTCCCGGCTGGCAGCGTGAAGCGCATCCCGGCGGGCCAGGCCGTCACCTACCCGGCGGGCGGGTCGGCCCCCGCTCCCGCCGTCACGGCCCCCGCGGACACGGAAGCGGGGCCGACCCAACCAGGGCCGACCCCGCCACGAACCGGTGAGGCTACGAGGCCCCCGACCGATCGTCCGTCTCATCCGGCCCCGGCTCAGCCTCCGCGGGCGACCCCGGATCGGCCGGCACATCCGGAGCACCCGGCGCACCCGGCGACTCCGCCGGACGCGTCCCCTCGGCCGCCGGAGGTTGTTCCCGACCAGGGCCCGCCGGGTCTGACCCGCTCGACGCCTCCAGGGCACGCGAAGCGCGCCACGCCAGGAACGGAGCCTCGACGCCGGCCGGCAGGACGACCGACCCCGGAGACACCCGCGGGCCGTCCGGGTGCTGAGCGTTCCACGCCCTCGCCTCGTCGGGCAGGACCAGCAACTCCCCCGGCCGCCGCTCGGCACCACGCGGAGGAACCACCGGCTGACCGGTCCGAGGGCCGGCGGCACGGTGAAGGGAGGACAGCCCCCGAGCGAGCGAATCGGCCAGCCCGCGGAGAAGATGCTCCGGGAAGATCGGAGTCGGCACCGTCACGCGCGGGACGCGGAGGTCACCGAGACCCGATGCGGCCCCTTGCGGAACCAGAGGCCGAGCACCGGCCAGGAGATCGAGCGGGTGAGTCCGCGTCGTCGATCCTTGACCGGCTCCAGCGCGAGCGAGACGCGCGGCGCGGATAAGCGTCAACCACTCCACACGCACCCGAGGCATGACGGCCGCCAGCGCTCCAGCGAGCGCGGCGGCCGTCGACGTGTCCCGGACCGTGACCTCCGTCGTCGGGCCGAGGTTCGAGAACGGCCCTTCTTCGATCCTGATCGTTACGCGGGTCATCCCCGCCTCCCCTCACAGCGGAACCGGCGGGTCTCGCCGGACCCCTCGTCCAGGACGTACCGGTCGACGTGCGGGCCGTGCTCGCGGGCGACCCCGTCCGCGTCGGCGTCGCCGCACCACGACGGGCCCCACTCCCGGACCGGGCCCCCGCGGTAGTCCCCGCGGCGGCGTCGGCGGCCGTCGGCGTCGCACTGCCGGCGGTACGTGACCTGATCGACCCACCGGCCCCCGATCGAGACCGGGGGCGGCGGGTACTCGGCGTTCTCTTCGGCGACCCGGGCTCGGTAGCCGGCCTCGTAGCCGGACCGCCAGGACAGCTCCGAGGGCTCACCCTCGACGGCCTCCCGTGCCCACCGGGCGGCCTCCCCCATGAGGTACGCGACCTGTTCCCGGGTGAACAGGTGGTCGGGGTCGGCGAGGGCGGCCTGGAGCCGGTCGATCGGCGTTGCGTCGGCAGTGATCGTCATGCGCTGAACCATCCGTAGACGAAGGCGTACCCGAACAGGAGACCCAACACGCCGACGAAACGCAAGCCGAGGGGTGACTCCGTCATCCACCACTTGACCCCGTCGACGAGATACCGGAACACCCCGACGTGGATCGGGACCCGGGCCGGCAGGGGCGGCGGGAGCGGCAGGCACATCCGCCAGTTGTGCGCCAGCCACCGGATCTCGTCCGGGGACCAGGCCCACCACTCCGGGTCGACTTGCATGGTCACTCCGACCCGGCAGCGCGCGACGGCCAGGGTCACTCCTTCCTCGTGCGCGCGGACAGCGTCGGCGTACGTCGGTGCGGTGCGCTCGGCGGCGCGGCACGCCGGGCAGTACGCCGGCCGGTCAACGTGGTCAGTCTCCACCGGAGATCACCCCCTTGTAACGGATCTGGTTCGCGATCGGGTTCTTCGTGCGGACCCGCTGTTTCTCGATCGCCTTCGCGATCTCCTTCGAGCGGTACCACGTGACCCGGGAGGGCCACATGTTCGCCTGGACGGCGGGGTCCGCGTCCCACCACCACCGGCGCGGGTGGCCGGGCGGGAGCTTGCTCTGGTACTGGACGTGCCGCTTCATCCGCTTAGCGACGTCGGAGCACTCGCCGATGTAGAGCAGCGACCCGTCCTCCGTGTCGATCTCGTAGACCCAGTGACCCTCTGACGTGAAGTTCAGGACCGCCCACCGGACCAGGAAGACGAGGGCGAGGACGACCACGGCGAAGACGAAGGCCCCGCCGAGGTCGCCCCACCGGAAGTCGTTCATGCCCACGGGCTCCAGAGGGAGAGCCAGCCCGTCGCCCCGAGCAGGACGACGGAGCCGGCCACCGCCCACCCGAGGCCGAACCCCGGGCGGGTCGAGGTCCCGCGGGCCCTCGCGGACATGCGGGCCTGGAGGCTGTTCCGCTGGCCGTTGACCGCCAGCCACCCGATCGTGATCGCGGCGGCCAGGACCAGCGCGCCGACGCCGAGCTTCACGTGATCGACGTACAGCCACAGGGCCATGAGGCCGGCGACGGCGGCGGCCAGGATGACCAACTTCGACATGAGCGGACCCGCGATGATCCACCACGGGTGACGCCGCGCGATGGTGCGGTGCGCTTCGTGCTGCATGATCCGCCACTTCGTGTCGGAGTCCAGCCGTCGCCGTGCCATGGTCCTACCTCCTTAGCCGTCGACTTCGAGGGTTCCCGAGTCCGTGGCGTTCTCCGCCTGGCGGATCGGTTCGATGTAGAGCACTTCGAGACGACGGATGAAGATCGTCATGTTCCGTGCGCAGTTGTAGAGATCCTGTGCGGCGGCGCGCAGGGGCTCGCAGATCTGCGTGGCGGCGTGGTTCGCGTCGCCGCCGTGGAGGAAGCGGGAGCGGTAGCCCCCGCCGTCGAGGCCCTTCGAGCGGAGCCCCTTGACGAGGCGGCCGTGAAGGGGGATCGCCATGTTCGCCAGGGCGTCCGAGCCCTGGATCGCGGCGGCGCGGAACGCCTCCGCGTAGCGCTTCCATTCGCTGGTTTTGGTCCCGGGCTGGCCGGGGGGCATCTGCGGCATGAGTGGTCAGCTCTCCTTCCGGGCCCCACCGCGCGGGCGGGGCGACGGGCCGGTCTTGTGGATCTGGAAGCGTCCGAATCCCAGACGCTCCAGGGTGTAGCCGTGGGGCAGGATGCGCGTACCTTCGCACACCGCGGACAGCCGGCGGGACATGGTGGGGTCGGACCAGGCGTACTCCATTTCGTCGTGGACGTCCTGGTTCGTGATCGTCGTCTTCCCCTTCGCGTACAGCCGGACGATCGCGGCGTCGAACGCGGCCTCGGCCTGTTCATTGTTCGGGGCGACGGGCTTCGTCTCGGGGAGGTCCGTGTCGAACCCGCCGACGTCGATCCCGACCCGCGGGTCCACCGCTTCCTCGTCGAGGCCGGGGTGAGCCATGGTCGACACCTCCCCGATCCCGCCCTCGCCGTCCGGCAGGGTCGAGCCCTCCGGGGTCTTCGTGACTGCTTCCACTTCGCGTCCTTCCTCGGTCTCGAACCCGGCTCCGGGCTGGTTCCGGATCACCCGCCGGATCTGCTGTGTCTGCTCCATGTCGCCCTCGGCGTTCGCGTCGTCGGGCTCGTACACACCGGTCTCCGGCGTCTCCGGCTGGCTCTCCGGCCGGGCCTTACGGGCTCCCTTCTTCTTCGGCTGGTCGGCTTCGGCCGCGCGCTCCGCGTCGGCCTGGTCGGCGGCTTCCTCCGCGGCGGCCATGACCGCCTCGGGGTCCGGGCCGTCCTCGTGCTTCGGCGCGGACCGCCGGAGCCCGATCAGAACGTCCGGGGTGATCTGGTCGTACAGGTCTCCCATCGCGGCGACGGCACCCGCGGAGAGAGTCATCGGCGTGAACGTCGACCGGGCCTGGAGGACCCGGTTCCGCAGGGCCCGCCGTTCCGACTTGAACGTCCGGCAGAGGATCGGCCAGCGCTCCTGGGGGATGCCCGGGGCGGAGTCGAGGTAGTGGAGGCCGGGGAGCCGCAGGGCGGACGGGTCCGCTCCCGCTTCCTCCGCGATCTTCGACAGGGAAAAGTCCCCGCTGTACTTGTCGCCGATCGCGAACGTCTTCCAGGTCGCCAGCGACGAACGGAGCTTCGCCGTGATCTCACCCGTCGAGGCCCGCGGGAGGGACGGCTCCAGGAAGATCCCGAGGGACCGTCCGCGGGCACCCAACCACTCCCACTCCTTCGTCATGATGTACTCGTCCGCCTCGTCGGCGATGACGAGGATCGCGGCCTCCCCGGTCTGCTGAGCCAGCTCCGGGGTCCACTCCCGGCCGACCTCCATGTCCTCGTCCTCGTTCAGCATTGCGTCGAGCGACACCTGGCCGAACAGCTCCACCCGGTACTCGGCGATGCGGCGCAACGCGAGCGCAACCTTCCGCGGAGTTGCGCCGTTCGGCCTTTCGCTGGGCCGGTCACATGCGCCGAACGCGAGCATGTCGGCGCACCACCCGACGTTCTGGCGAAACTTCGAGATGTCCAGCCACACGAGCAGCGCATCGCAACGCGTCAGCGTCTCCGCCGCGACGTTGTTCAGTTCGCCGCTCTTGCCGGAGCCGGTCGTCCCCTGGAGGCCGACGAACGTAGCTTGCGGCGCACGGAACGACGTCAGCGGCGACGTAACTTGCGCCTTGACGAACCCGAACCATTGATCTTCGCCGTCCTCGTAGTACGCCGTACGGAACGGGTAGGCGAAGGACATCCCCGGGTGCGACGGGCCGGGCCAGGTGCGCCACTCCGAGACGAACGGGTCGGCCATGAGCATCCGGATCTGGGAGCTTCCGCCCCGGTGGTCCGGCTGAGTCACGGTGGTCCGGCCGACGACCGCGCCGGCCGCGTCGGCGAGTTTCTTCGCCCCGTTCTGGACGTTCTCGACGGTCTCGCCCGGCCCGTGCTCGACGTCGATCACGACGTGGGTCGGGGTCGTGGTGACCTTCTTCGGCCGGGACTTCGCGAGGCCGATCACGTCCGCCCAACCGTCGGAGGACTCGCCCTTAGCGGCGGCCCGGAAGACGTCGATCCGGTAGAGCATCCAGGACCCCCACACGATCGCGGTCGTGAACACGGCCGTGACGTTCAGGAACCGGTGGTGCCATCCGAGGAACGTGAACAGGTTCCCGCCGAGGCCGACCAGGAACAGGGTCGCCGCGACGTGCTTGATCACGAAACTGATCCGCTTCGCGCGGAACAGGCCGACGCCGATCGCGATGACGGAGATCAGGCACCCGGAGATCAGCCAGGCGTCCGCGATCAGGACCCCGGTCGCCGGGTCCCACAGCATGATCCCGCGGGAGGCCGCGAACAGGGCCGGCAGGACGAGGAACGCGACCATGAGCGACGCCAGGAACGGGGTCGCGCGCTTCTTCGTGGGGCGGACGTGGACGGACACGCCCTCGTGGTCTTCGCGCCGCTCAGCCTTCGTGCTCATGGCCGCCTCCCTTCACTGTCCGTAGATGATCTGTGAAATTGCACCGTTGGATCTTGCAATCTTGCAACCTGGACGAACTGCGTTTTTCAGGCGTGAAATTTCAGTGATCATGCTTCGGATCTCTTAGGCACCGGGGCGTCTGTAGCCACCGGGCCACCCTGCAAGATTTCACCGTCATCCGCGGGCGTCGGCGTCGCAGCGCGTGACGTCACCGCGCGTGCCTCGCGCTCCTTCGAGACCCACAACTGAGCCGTGCGGGGCTTCACGCCGAGGGCCTGGCCGACGGTCTTCGCGTCCTCCGGCGGGTCAGCGTCAAGGCACCGCTTGATCACGTCGCCCCACCGCGGGTCGCGCGGGCCGGCCTGGCGGCCACCTCGTGCGGGCGCGGCCGGGGCGGGCCGGCGGGCCGCCCGCCGGGCGGCGCGGGCCGCGCGGGCGGCCTCCCTCTGCTCCGCGCCGACCTGAGCGGCGAGCACCGGGCCGAGGGCTTCGGCGGCCTCGATCTGCTCCGGGGTGAGCACCGACGGGCCAGCCGGCCAGGGCTCGGCGGCCGGCTCCGGGGCGGCCTCGACCGCGGGCGGCGGGGCCAGCTCAGCGACGGCGACCGGCAGCGGCAGGGACGGCACCTCGACCGGCTGGCGGGACGCGATGGCGTGGGCCGTCGCGAAGGCCAGGGACGGCCGGGCGGCGGGGGCGGCCAGGGCGTCGGCCAGGGCGTCGGCGACCAACCGCGGGGCCCGCCAGGCACGCCACCGGGCCACGAGGCCGGGCCGGCGGGCGGCCACCTCGACGGGCTCGACGGCGGCCAGGCTGTGCTCCCGGCGGCGGGCGACGATGATCAGGGCGTGGAGGCTGGCGGCCAGGAAGACCGCGGGGAAGATCGAGGCGACCCGGCCCCACACGCTCCAGCGCTCATGGTCGGCGAAGCCCTCCGACGCGCCGACCTGAGCGGCGATGGCGACGCCGAGCCAGAACCAGGCGTACGCCCGGGTGCGCCAGTGTGCGTTACGCAGGTGGTACGTGAGGACCATCATCGTTACGGCGAAGACGTCCAGCGCAACCGGCGCACCCCACGGGAGCGGGTGGCGCAACTTCCACACCTTGTCGGCGAAGCCGTACGCCATCCACGCCTGGATGGCGAACTGCGTCAGCGCATTTGCGCCGATCAGCAACGCAACCGGGACGGGGATGCGCCGCAGCGAAGTAGAGCGAGTGTCGGCAGACATGCGACGCACCGTAGCACGGATTGCGCCGCCGTGGTTACGCCGGGGGGATGACATGCGCCGATGCGTTTTGCACCGGGCGTGCGCCGGCCCCCGTGCGCTGGTTGCGCCGGGGGCCGGGGTGCGTCAGTCCATGTCGCCGGGCTTCGCGTACCACATGCTCTCCCAGATCTCCCGGGGAGTGCTCCCGTCGCGGAGGTCGTAGCCGACCCACACGCGGCAGTTGTTGTACGTCCAGTTCGCCGGGTCCTTCGCGAAGGCCAGGGCGTCGGCCTCGGTCCGGAAGCGCCGGCCCTCGACGCTGGCCGGGTGGATCGCGTTCCGGAAGCGGACCACGAACGGCCGACGCTGGGCCGAGGTGAGGCGGGCGGCGGGGGCGGGGGTGATGGTCTCGATCATGTCTGCCTCGATCTCTCTGGAGTTTTCAGGTCGTGCCTTGCTTGTACCCATAGCCTAACCCCCGGGGCGTGACTGGCGCAACCCCCCGGGCGTGAAAATCTTGGCTGGCCGCTCGGCCGCAGCTCAAGGCCCGGATGTGCCACCCTAACGCCCGGGGGGTTGACAGCCTCACCCCCGGGGCGTTAGGCTGATGGCACAACACCACACAGGGAGCCGGAGCCGCAGCCCGGAGCAGGACCACCGCCCGCCGCGCCCCTCCCCCGAGAACCTGGAGCACACGATGACCGAGACCACCGCCCCCGCGATCACCACCGCCGAGCGCAACTACCGCACCGTCAAGGCCATCTCGACCGGCTACACCGTCGCCACCCTCGGGGTCTCCGCCTTCCACCTCGTGGAGCTGTCGATCCACTTCGGCGGGGGCTGGCAGTCCTTCCTTGCGCCGGCCCTGGTCGACGGGTTCGTGATCCTCGGCAAGCTCGGCGACCGGCCCGGCATCGTCAAGTCCGCCCGCACCGCCTCCCGCGCCGTCTCGATCATCGCCGGGTCAGTCTCCCTGGCCGCGAACATCGCGATCGGGATCATCGACCACGCCCCCGCGGTCTCCCTGATCGGCGCGCTCGCCGTGATCGGGTTCTGGGTCGCCGAGTTCCTGTCCCACAAGCTCCGCCCGACCACGAAGCGGCCGGCCGCCCCGAAGCCCGCCCCGAAGCCCGCCCCGGCCGCCGCCGCCCCGGCCGCCCCGGTCAAGTCCGCGAAGGACCCGAAGCGCGTCGAGGCCGCCCGCAAGGCCGCCGCCACCCGGGCCGCCCGCAAGGCCGCCCCGGTCGCCCCGGTCGCCCCGGTCAGCCACCCGGACGCCGCCGCCCTGGTCGACCACCGCACCCCCGCCGCCTACATCTGACCGGCCGGCCCGCCCTCCGGGGCGGGCCCTCCCCCGGAAGAATCTTGACCCGGATCACGCCCGGGGGGTTGCGCTCTCACCCCCCGGGCGTTAGGCTAGTGGTATCACCCCAACCGACCGGGAGGTCACCATGAACGCCACCACCACCGCCCCGATCACCTTCTCCGCCGCCATCCCGGCGGTCTCCTTCCAGACGGTGGCCGGCGGCCGGGCGGTCCGGGTGCGGCGCGAGGGCAAGGGCGACACCTTCCTCCTGGTCCGCGACGACCGGGCGCGCTCGTACGACGTCTACCTCCTGGTCATGCAGGGTCAGGGCGTCGTCGGCCGGGTGGCGTGCGTCGACGGTGAGTGGATCTGGGAGCACGGCGTGTTCCGCAACTGGGAGGCCACCGGCACCCCGTTCCAGGTCTTCCCCTCGTCCACGGTCGAGACCCGGTGGGGCTTCGCGAACCGCGAGGACGCCGTGGCCGAGGCCGCCCTCTACTGGCTCTCCTGAGCCGATCACGCCCGGGGGGTTGACGCCTCACCCCCCGGGCGTTACGCTTGACCCATACCGCACCGCTACTGCCGACAGGAGCCAGCCATGAACCAGCTCGACGACGAGACCCGGGGAGACGCCCTCGGGGTCCGCGACCTCGGCCGCCGGTCCGTCGCCTTCGACCGCTTCCGCAAGCTGGCCGAGCGCAACGGCTACGAAGGTCGCCCCGGCGGATGGATCTACGACACCCGCCGCCCCGGCGCGCCGGCCATCACGCAAGGCTGGCAGAAGTTCGCCCTCTACGTGCTGAACCAGGCCGTCCGCTTCCAGACCGCCGCCGAGTTCGACGCCGCCGAGGCCGCCCTCCCGACCCCCGCCGCGCCGGCCCCCGCCGCCGCGCCGGTCGCCTGCCTTCACGCCGGATGCCACCCGGGCCGCTGCGTCTACGGCCGGCCGGTCACCCCGTCCGACCACGCGAACGACGTCGCCGCCACCCTGGCCGCCGCGCTCGGGGGCCGGTACGCCGTCCGGGTCGACGCCCGCGGACCGAACGGGTTCGCCGTGGTCGAGGACCACGAGACCCGGGACAACGCGGCCGTGTTCACCGGCCCGGACGCCGCGGAGCAGGCCGAGGACACGGCCGCCCGGCTCCGCGCCGGGGAGGACTACGTCGCCCGCCTGGTCGGCGGGACGACCGGCTCCGGCAAGACCACCGCCCCGGAGCCGACGCCCGGCGAGGTCGCGGAGGACGTCCTCCGCGTCCTGGTCGACGACCTGGCCGCCACCGGGTGCGACACGGCCGCCCTGAACGTCACGCAGGCCGCGCGCCGGCTGTTCGGCCTCGACCTGGAGCGCGAGCGGCACCGCGGGACGGCCCGGTTCCACCACGACCGCCAGGTCCGGGAGAACACCCGACGCCCGGCCGGCCTGCCGGCTGGCGTCGCCGACTACCGCCAGCCGTTGACCCCCGGCGAGCGCGCCGCGGGCGTGCTGGCCGTCGAGGACGGGCCCCGACCGACCCCGCTGTGCCTGCGGGCCGACGGGGAGCACTGCCTCCACATGGCCGCCGTGACCCCGGCGTGCCGCGACCTGACCGACGACGACGCCGAGGCCGACATCTGACCGCCCTCCCGGGGGCCGGCCGCCGCCGGTCCCCGCCGCCCCTCCCTGGAGGAAGCCATGAGCAAGATCCTTGTCGTCAGCGACGACGAGACCGCCCGCGTCGAGGTGATGACCCTCGCCGACCCGACCGCCCCCGACGACCAGGACGAGCACCCGACGTTCCTCGCTCAGTGCCGGACCCCGGGGTGCGCGTGGAACAGCTTCGTCGACGAGAACACCGTCCACCTGTTCGAGGCGGACGCGATCAACGATGCGGAGATGCACCTCGACGAACACGAACACGCGGAAGCCTGAGAAGGATCACGCCCCGGGGGTTGACGGACTCACCCCCCGGGCGTTAGACTCGTGGTATGACGACGACGCGGACCCGGATCACCTTCACCGCCTGCCCCGAGTGCCAGATCCCGACCGGGGTCCGCGGGCTCGCCCGGCACCGCGAAGCCGCTCACAACGTCGCCCCGGCGGTCAAGGGCCGCAAGGTCCGCCCGCTGGACCGGGCCGAGCGCGCCGTCCTGACCGAGGCCGCCGCCGGAGAGATCTCCGCCGCCCGGCTGGCCTACCGGACCACGATCACCAAACTGACCCGGGCCGGCTACCTCGCCGCTGACCTGACCATCACCGACGCGGGCCGCGCCCGTCTCTCCTGATCCACCCGCCGGGCGGGCCGGGAGGTCCGCCCCTCACCCCGGGAGTCTGCCGACATGTCCCGCCGCCGCTCCACCCGCTCGACCCACCGCGCCGGCTCCGCCGCCGCCTCCTTCCTGTTCGTCCTCGCCGTGGTCCTGGCGTGCGGCTCCCTCGCCGCCTGGACGCCCGCGCCGGACGGCCTGATCGGCTTCCTGGCCGTGGCCCTGGTCCTCGTGGGCGGGCTCGCCAGCGGCGGCCACTCCCGCGGGCACAGCCGGAGCCGGTCGCGCTCCCGCCGCCGCTACCGCTGAAACAATCTTGAGGAATCACGCCCCGGGGGTTGCATCCTCACGCCCCGGGCGTTAGGCTATGAGTATCAGCAAGACAGGGAACGAGATCCGGGAGTGATTCAGATGACGAAGGCCACCACCGCCCCCCGCAAGAGCCGCTACACCGACGAAGAGCGCGAGGCGTTCAAGGCTCAGCGCGCCGCCTACGTGGCCGCCCTCGACACCTTCGAGATCGAGCCGGAGACGGCGACCGAGATCGCGTTCGAGCGGCTGACCGAGCGCTACAGCGAGCGGAACTCCATGCTGATCCTGATCCAGTGCCCGGCCAGCTTCGGCGACGTCAAGGCCATGAGCAAGTGGAACGAGGACGGCCGGAAGATCAAGAAGGGCGCGAAGTCGATCTACATCCTGGCCCCGGCCGGCGACAAGCGGGCGGACGTCGAGATCGCCGACAAGCCCGCCGCCGACGCGAAGCCCGGCGAGGCCCCCTCGAAGAAGCGGTTCATCTGGGTCCGGGTCTTCGACCGCAGCCAGACCGAGCCCCTTCCGAGCGACTGGAAGCCCCGCACCCCGCGGGCCCCGCGCGCCGCGAAGGCCGCCCCGGTCGCCGCCACCCGGACCGCCGCCCTGGACGACTTCCTCTCCTGACCACCCGGGCCCGGCCCCCGCGGGGGCCGGGCCCCTCTGTCCCGAAGGGGGACGGCATGACGAAGATCCAAGACATCGCGAACGCCCCGAAGATCCTCCAGCGCCAGGCGGAGCACGCCCTCACGGCCGCGTACGCCTCCAGCGCTCGACTGACGAAGATCCGCGAAGCCCTCGGCGTCACCGGGAAGACGTACCTCGGGGAGGTCGTCACCCTGGACGGCTCCGCCCTGGACGACGACGACCCGGAGAGCTACCGGGCCGGGGTCTACGCGGTCGAGACGCACGGGAGCGGGTTCGGGACCGCCTGGACCACCCTCGTCCGCGGGCACACCGACCACATGCATTTCACCGGCCAGGCCGCCCGCTGGTCCGCGATCTTGCACGCTATCGCCCTGGTCCACGGCGACGGCGACTCGCACGCGACCGGCGCGTTCTACGCCGGCCGGGTCCTCGGCCTCCCGCAGGACCAGCCGTGACCGGCGACGACCTGGAGCCCTACGACGACGAGGGAGTCCCGGAGATCACCGGCTCCGACCTACTCGGCCCGGACGGGCCGCGGGTCCTAGATCAGAAGTGCCCGACGTGCATCTTCCGCCCGGGGAACCCGATGAAGCTCCGGCCCGGCCGGGTCCACGGCATGGTGGAGGACAGCCTCCGCGGGGGCGGGTTCATCACCTGTCACCAGACCCTCCCGTACGGCGGTCACGGCGACGTCCGGCCGGCCGTGTGCCGCGGGTTCTTCGACGCGCACGGGGAGCGCTCGAACCTGCTCCGGGTGTGGAGCAGGCTCGGCGGGTTCGACTTCGTCCCGCCGCCGGCCGACCACGACTGAACGAATCACGCCCGGGGGGTTGCGCTCTCACCCCCCGGGCGTTAGACTGTGGGTACAACACCAGAGAGGAACCCGAGATGCGCGAGATCAAGATCGTCCAGCGGAACTACGACGGTCAGGGGAACGACCGGACTTTCCGGTTCTGGCGCAAGGCCGACGAGGTGGACACCTTCGTCGAGCGCAAGTCCCGGGCCTTCAACATGGCCCGGACCACGATCACCGTTCGCTGAGCCTCGGTCCGGCCGGTCACGAACCGGCCGGAGCCGTAGCCCAAACGAAAGGACCCCGATCATGAAGCACGGAGACATCCAGGCCGACGGCACCGTCTACTGGTACGACAAGCGGCAGGACTGGGGGAAGTACATCAGCCCCGCCTACGACCGCGGGCCGGTCGTCCGCGTCGGCACCGAGCGCTACGAGGGCGGCTCCGGGCGCTGGTCCCGCAGCGCCAGCGACTACTACGCCGACCCGAAGGGGAAGTACGTCAAGGTCCAGCCGATGGCCGTCGACGGCACCACGCCGGACGGGAACCCGCGGTTCGTCCTCACGGCGCACATCCGCGACACGTACTCCGCCGTGAAGGAGCGGTACAACCTCGCCGCCGAGGCCGAGGCCCGCCGCGAGGCCGACCGCGCGGCGAAGGCCGACGACGCCGCCCGCCGGGCGAAGGCCCTCCGCGCGAGGCTCGCCGCCCTGGACCTCCTGGACGCCGTCCGGGTCACCTCGACCGACGGGAAGGCGTGGGGCACGACCCCGGGCGTCCGGGTCGAGTGGTGCCGCGCGGCCGAGAGTGCCCTCTCCGACGTCCTCGACCGCCTGGAGGCGAAGACCGACGACGCCGCATGGCGCGCCGGCTACGCCGAGGGGGAGCTGGTCGCCGACGCCGCCCGGGACGCCGCCCTCGGCTACACCCTTCGGCCGGAGCAGGCCGCCGCGCTGGCCCGCGCCGAGGAAGGACTCCGCACGGCCCCGCCGTCGGCCCGGCCCGTCGAGCGGGTCGCGAAGTATGACCCGGAGTTCGCCGACCGCCTGGCGAACGGCGCGTACGAGCACTGAGAAAGTCACGGCCGGGGGGTTGTGCCATCACCCCCCGGCGGTTATTCTGAGAGGGTAAGCAAGGCCGGGGGATACGCGACCAGGGGCACCCGCCCTACCGACTCGCTTCCCCCGGCCACCCGAACCGACAGAGACAGGAGGTGACAGCTCAGATGCCAGGCCGAGACCCCGAAGCCGCGGAGCGGTCCTCGCGCGTAGCCGATGCAATTCGCGCCGAGATGAAGCATCAGGGCCTAACCGGTGCAGGGCTGCGAGACAAGCTCCGCGAGGCCGGGGTCCAGGTCCCGAACGACATGTGGATCACCCGCCGGCTGACCGGCCAGGTGAACCTCGTCGAGCCGGTCCGGGTCGTCTACGGGCCGAGCGATGACCTCGAAGCCATCGCCTCGGTCCTCAAGGTCGACCCGGCCCGGTTCGTTCGGGTCCTGAACCGCAACGCCAGCAAGACCAGCAAGGACAGCAAGCCCGCTCCGTCGGCCGCCGCCGACAAGTAACCACAGGAGAACCCGTGGAACTCACCGCCCGCAACACCGACCTCCAGACCCTCGCCGACCTTCTCCGCACGCAGGAGGGCGCGAAGGCGGACGCGATCATCGCCGGCTCGAAGATCGAGGCCACCCGCGACGGGAAGATCCGGATCTCGGACACGGTCCCGCTGGAGGTCGCCGAGGCTCAGTTCGACGAGAACGGCGTGACCCCCGCCCGGTACCTCGACATGAACGGCGAGTACGAACTGACGGACATCGCCCTCGGCCACTTCGCCGAGCGTCTGGGCATCGACCGCCGGTACCTCCGCAAGCTGGCCGACAAGCGGCCGGACATCCTGGCCGCGAACATCAATGGCTGGCTGTCCGGCTCCGTCATGCCGAACGTCGAGGGCTTCGAGGCCGCCGACCCCGACGGCCGGGCGTTCACCGTCCGCTCGTTCCAGACCCCCGACGGCAACCTGTTCCGGGGCCTGCTCTCCGACCGGTACTCCGTGATCGACAACCTCGACACCATGAACGCGGTCTTCGAGGGCATCCGGGCCGCCGGGTTCAGCCGGGACGACCTGGAGATCTCCGGGTGCGACCTGACCGAGAACCGGATGCGTGTCCGGGTCCTCGTCCCCGCCGCCGTCATCGCCGCACCGAAGCTGTTCGAGGGCTACCGGAACCCGTTCGAGGGCCGGGACGTCCGGGTCGGCGGGCGGGGCGGCTGGACGATCGAGCAGGCCCGCGCCGCCGCCGAGCGCGAGGGCCAGGGCTACACCCCCGGGTCGGAGCCGATCATGTGGGCCGGGTTCGAGTTCGGGAACGGCGAACTCGGCGACGCCGCGACGTACGTCCTCCCGCGGGCCGAGGCCCGGATCTGCCGGAACGGCCTCGTCCTCCCGCTGGACGTCTCCCGGAAGCAGCACGTCGGCGAGCGCCTGGACGAGGGCGTGATCGACTGGTCCGCCGAGACCCGGAAGCGCCAGCTCGCCCTGATCACCTCGAAGGTCTCCGACGCCGTCCGCAAGTTCTCGTCCGTCGAGTTCTGGACGGCGAAGGTCGCGGAGCTGGAAGAGCAGGCCGCGAAGCCCGTCACCGACGCCGACAAGACGATCAAGGCCGTGAGTAAGGCCCTGCGGTACAGCGAGGCGGAGCAGACCTCCATCCTGGACATGTTCATCCACGGCGGGCAGATGACCGCCGGTGGCGTGATGAACGCCGTCACGGCCGCCGCGCAGACCATCGCCGACCCCGACCGGGCGGCCGAGATCGAGCGGACCGCGGTCCGGGCCCTCGCCGCCGTCTGATCCACCGGGGCCCGCCCGTGGAGGGGACGGGCGGGCCCCCTTCCCGTAGGACGCCGCCGGGTTCGATCCCCGGCCGGGAAGCGCAAGAGCACTGCCGAACAGCACGCACCCGAGGAAAGGATCAGTCGTGCGCTCTCTCGAAACCGTCGCCGCGTACCTCCGGGCCTGGCTCACCGGCCGGACCCGCCCGTACGCCGGCCGCCGCCGCCGCGTCGAGGCCCCCGCCCCGCCGCCGCCGGCCGGCTCGTACATCGAACTCCCGAAGGCCGCCGCCGCCCGCCGTGCTCGCCAGGCCGGACGCTCCTGACATGGCCGCCGCAGCATCCACCGCCGAGGCCGTCGACCGGATCATGTGCGCCGTCGACTCCCTCGGCCCCTGGAACGACCAGGACCACGCCGACACGTTCGAGGCCACCGTCCACCGCGGGGTGGCGTGGGGCCTCACCGTGGAGCAGGCCCTCGACCTGGCGACGGCCTCGTTCGCCGTCGGCCGGCTCGAAGGGGACGCCGACGCAACCGCCGCCGCCGCCGCAGAAAGGGCCGGTGACTGACCATGCCGCGTATCGCCTACGAACCGAACACCATGCGCCCGGACGCGCTCGCCATCGCGGAGCAGGCCGCCACGATCGCCCGGGAGTACGCCGCCGCCGGCTACGACCTGACCCTCCGCCAGCTCTACTACCAGTTCGTCGCCCGCGGGCTCACCTCGCCGTGGGCCACCGGCCACAACACGGAGCGGTCGTACAAGCGTCTCGGCTCGATCGTCGACAAGGCCCGCATGTGCGGGATCATCGACTGGTACCACATCACCGACCGGACCAGGCACGCGAACGCCGGCCAGTCCCACCACGAGAGCCCCGCGGACATCATCGCGACCGCCGCGAACGGCTACCACCTCGACAAGTGGGAGGGCCAGGCGAACCGCTGTGAGCTGTGGGTCGAGAAGGAAGCCCTCGCCGGCATCCTCGGCCAGGTCGCGTACGAGCGGGATGTGAACTACCAGGCGTGCCGGGGGTACATGTCGTCGTCGGCGATGTGGCGTTCCGCGCGCCGGCTCGGCTACGAGGCCAGCGACGGGCACGACGTCTACGTCTTCCACCTCGGCGACCACGACCCGTCGGGGATCGACATGACCCGCGACAACCAGGAACGGCTCCTTACCATGATCGGGCACGACTTCGGGTGGCAGGCCGCCGACCGGCTCCACTTCGAGCGGATCGCCCTGAACATGGATCAGGTCACCCGGTACGACCCGCCGCCGAACCCGGCGAAGCTCACCGACTCCCGGAGCGGGCCGTACGTCGAGGCGTACGGGTCGTCCTCGTGGGAGCTGGACGCGCTCCCCCCGAACGTCCTCGTCGACCTCCTGAACTCCCACATCGACCGGGTCATCGACCAGGACGTCTGGGACGACCGGAACGCCGCCGAGGAAGCGGACCGCCAGCGGCTCCAGCTCGCCGCGACCAACTGGGCGGCCGTCGCCGAGCACGTCGACGCCACGTACGGCGATGACGACTGACCTCGTTCCCGTGCGGGTCGGCCGGCTCCGTGAGCCGGCCGGCCCCGAACGCCAGGCGTTCCGGGACCAGATGATCGAGTACCGCCAGCGGGTCCAGGACGCGTACGACGCGGCCGAGGCCCTGACCCGGGCGACCGACCAGGCCGCCGTATACACCCGGTACGGGGCCGAGGTCCCGAAGTCACTCCGGGACCAGATCTCCGACCTCGACAAGAAGTGGGAGGCCGCCCGATGCAAGATCCCGTACGCGACCAGGCGTTCCTGATGAAGACCGTCCTCCAGGTGTCGGTGCCGATGTGGCTCCTTCGCCTCCAGGACTTCGCCGAGGACACGCAGGACGACGAGGCCGCCCGGTGGGCCCACGACGCGGCGGACGTCGTCGCGTCGAAGGGCGACGTCCTCCAGTACGGCGGACCGGACACCGCGGGGGCGTTCAACGCCATGAGCCGGGGGCTCGCCGCCCTGGCGACCGCCCCCGGCGGGGTCCGCTTCCTCGGCCTCCTGTGGTGCGTCGAGCACTCGCCGGGCGGCCGGGACGCGGAGTCCGGGGAGAACGTGTGCCGGTACTGCGTCTCCGACGAGGAACCGGTGAACGACGACGCGATCCCCCTCGTCCGCGCCCGTGTCGACCTGACCCGCAACGCCCGCCGTCTCGCCCCGATGGGGAGGTACCTCTGATGTCTGATCACTGCCGGTTCCTGTTCGTCCCCGCGGGCGGCTCCGCCCGGATCATCGACTCGCACCCGCGGCCGGACGTCGTCTCGGACCTACTCGGCGGGGCGTTCGCCGCCCCGGTGATCCTCCCGTCCGGGCGGGTCGCCGCGTGGGTCCGGGAGACGTGCGCGACCGAGGGCCAGCCGCGGAACGTCCTCGCGTCGGTCCTCGCGATGATCCTCGGCGGGCCGCGCCCGATCCCGATCCTCGGCCCGTGCGCGCTGACCATGCTCGTGTGGACGTCGAACCCTGGCGACCCGTACCCGGTCGGGACGGCCGAGGGGTTCCCCGGCGGGGACGAGATCGAGCGGTTCCGCCGGCTGACCGAGGACGTCGAGCGGGCCCTGGCCGGCTACAGCTACGGGTTCCAGTACGACCACCTCGACGAGGCGTGGGCGGAGGCGGTCCGCGGGGCGGCCGAGACGTGCCGGACCATGCCGATCCCCGACGGGTGGCCGAACGTGGCCCGCCAGGACGGGTCGGACGAGGTCGCGCTCCTGATGCGCCGGCTCGGCCTCGGACAGATGTTCGCACCCGTCCCGATCTCGGCGAACTGACCCGATCGGGCACCCGCAAACCCTGGCGTTTCTAACGGCCTCTAGGTTATTCTGAGCAGGTAATCACTACTGCCGACCTGGAGGCCGTTCCATGCCTACCGAGACCCCGAGCACCGCGACCGCGGAGGCCCCGCTGGTCAAGCTCTACCCGACGAAGACCCGGATCTCCCTGCTCCGCCTCGTCGCGGACGGCCAGATCTACGAGCCCACGTGGAACCCGCAGACCTTCCGCGGGGTCGACGGCGGGACGTACACCGAGCGCGTGAAGGAACTCCGCCGCGCCGGCTGGATCGAGCTGGTCCCGGCGACCCGCGACTCCGGCGTCCGGCTCCGCCAGGCCGTCCCGACGACCCTCGGACGCGGGGTCCTGGCCGAGCACGCCGACGGCGGCCGGTGATGGCAGGCCGGTACGCCGAGACGACCTCGGTCAGCTCCGAACAGTCCCGCATGTCGATCGAGCGGGTCCTGACCGACCACGGCGCGGACACCGTCGCCGCCGTCACCGGCCGCGGGGAGGCCCGGATCATGTTCGAGATGGCGGGCCGCCGGATCATGTTCCGGCTCACCCTGCCGGACCGCAACGCCCGGGAGTTCACGCACACCCCGTCCCGCGGGACGCCCCGCTCGACGACCGCCCGCGCCGAGGCGTACGAGCAGGCCGTCCGCCAGCGCTGGCGGGCCCTGTACCTCGTGATCCGCGCCCGGCTCGAAGCAGTCGAGGCGGGGATCGAGACGTTCGAGGACGCGTTCCTCGCACACGTGGTCCTCCCGACCGGGGAGACCGTCGGGGAGGCCACCGCGCCGGCCATCGCCGAGGCGTACGCCGGCCGGCCGATGCCCGCGCTCCTGCCCGGGACCGGCACCCGATGAAGACCTGGCCGGCCTGGCTCCGGTGCCGCGAATGGGTCTGGCCCGACGCCCGCAACTGGGGAGCCGAGTTCCGTTGCTACCGCCTCCGGTGGCACTGGGGCCCCCACCGGGACGACCACGGCGACGCGTGGGAAGGCAAGCACCGGTGAGCTTCGTCGACCGGATGGCCGCCGCCGAGGCCATCGCCGCCCGGTACCGCGCCGGGGAGATCGACCGGGAGACAGCCGAGGTCGAGATCTTCCTGGCGTGGGAGGGCACCCTCGCCGCCACCGACAACGCCGTCCGTTCCTACCTGAACGACTGGCACCCCGCACCGAAGGAGGACTGACCGTGCGACCGCAACTCAAGCGCGCCGGCCGGAACCGCTGGTACGTCGACCTCGACTCCCCGGTCCCCGGCCAGGCCGCCGACCTCGACCCGAAGAAGGTCAAGTACCAGCGCATCCCCGGCGTGACGACGATCGTCCGGAACGGGATGCCGAAGGAAGCGCTCATGAACTACGCGGGCACGGCGACCGCGGACTACGCCGTGAACAACTGGGAAGAGCTGAGCGCGCTCCCCGCGGCCGAGCGGCTGTCCCGGCTGAACAAGGGCCGGTACGAGTCCCGGGACAACGCCGCACAGCGCGGCCAGCAAGTCCACCAACTCGCGCAGAAACTCGTCCGAGACCAGGAGGTCCCCGTCCCGCCGGAGCTGGAGGGCTACGTCGCCGCCGCCGTCCGGTTCATGGACGAGTTCGCGATCGAGCCGATCGTGGAAGAGCTGACCGTGTTCTCCCCGAAGCACTACTACTGCGGGACACTCGACCTCGGCGCGTACTGCGAGATCCCCGACCTGGCCGAGTACGAGTGGATTCCCCTCATGGAGGACGGCCGCGCCCGGGGCCTGTTCGACTACAAGCTGAGCCGGTCCGGGATCTGGGGCGACGTCGCGTACCAGCTCGCGCCGTACCGGTTCGCCGAGTTCTGCCTCATGCCTGACGGCGAGGGCGGGTTCGAGATCGACTCCGTCCCCGAGTTCGACTTCGCCGCCGGGGTCCACCTCCGGCCCGACGGCACGTACTCCGTGATCCCCGTCGAGTGCGAGATCCAGCAGTTCGAGGACTTCCTGACGATCATGGCTAACGCCGCAGTCGTCGACCGCTCGAAGGATCTCATCCTGTCCGAGATCATCCCGCCGCGGACCTCCCGGTTCCGCCTGACGAAGACTGCCGAGGCCGCATCATGACCGAGCCCGTCCAGGGCCACCCCCTGATGAAGATCACGCCGGAGCTGTGCGCCGCCCTGGCGAAGCTCCAGGCCGACCTCCCGAAGATCGACCGAGACCGTGAGGTCGAGGTCGAGACGAAGGGCGACAAGCCGAACTACTCGTACAGCTACGCCACCCTCGCGCACGTCACACAGAAGATCATGCCGGAGCTGGCGAAGAACGGCCTCTCGTACTCGGCGTACCCGGGGATGTCCGTCGACGGCAAGGGGATGTGCCTGCGGTACTTCCTGCTCCACGAGTCCGGCGGGTACATCGGCGGGGAGTTCCCCATCGCCGGGGAGGGCGGCATCCAGGGCGTCGGCGGACGGATCACGTACGCGAAGCGGTACGCGCTCCTGGCCGTGACCGGACTCGCCGCCGAGGAAGACGACGACGCCGCCCGCGCTCAGGCCGAGGACGACGCGAACGCGAAGCCCGGCACCGCCCGGCGCAACCCGCGGGCGGCCGAGGCCCGGACCGAGCGGGCCGCCGCGAACACGGCGAAGCGCAACCAGCGCGGCGCGTCGCCGACCTCGCCCGCGCCGGCCGGGGCCGAGGGCGACCAGGGCCCGCGGGAGGTCCGCAACCCCGACGACGGGGTGTCCGGCGACCAGCAAACGAAGCTGATCATGCAGTTCAAGGATCTTGCCGAGCGGACCGGGGCCGGAGCGTCCAGGGAGCAGCGACTCGCGATGGTCTCGACGTTGCTCGGCTTCCAGGTCGGGTCGATCACGGAGCTGACGAAGGGCCAGGCCCACGAACTGATCTCGACCGTGGACTCCGCGCTCGCGACGGACGACCCGCTCGGCGTCCTCCGCCGCGTCGGTGAGGACGTCGCGAACCGCCAGGCCGAATCCACGCACGCAGGGAGCCCCGAGTGATGACCACCGCGATCAACCCGGCGAAGGCGTACGCGAGCCTGATCGACGTCGCCGCGACCAGCCTGGAGAACGGCGACCAGGGCGCGACCGTGACCGTGTCCGCGTGGGACCTCGCCGCCGTGCTCCGCGAGGCCGGCCGGCAGTGGTCCGAGATCGCCAGCTCGCACACCGACCAGGACGACCCGAAGGTGATCCTCGCCGCCGGCCGGATCGACCCGGCGGTCCGGATCGCGAACGACCTCGCCGACCGGGAGCCCGGCCAGGGCCCCACCGGCGGGGACGACCGCCCGCACCTGGAGCCGGTCCGATGACGATCCCCGAGGTGATCGGCATCGACCCGTCGCTCAAGGCCACCGGGTTCTGTGGGTCGGACGGGACGACGTTCACGCTGACGACCGGCGACGCGAAGCGCGGGGACACCCGGCTCCACGACCTCCGGAAGATGCTCCGCTACTACCTCCGGGCGAACCCCGCCCGGCTGGCCGTGGTCGAGGTCCCCGCCCGGTTCCAGTCGGGGGACGCCGCGCTCGCCGCCGGCATGGCTCAGGGCATCGTCCGGGAGATCCTGGTCGAGTTCGCGATCCCGTTCGGGAAGCTGAACCCGACCCTCGTGAAGAAGTTCGCGACCGGCCGCGGGGACGCCGACAAGGGGGCGATGGTCGCCGCCGCGAACCGCCACCGGCTGGCCGCTCACACCTCGAAGGCCGTCGGCGACCGGATGTACGACGACCTCACCGACGACAACCAGGCCGACGCGTGGTGGCTCCGCCAGATGGGGCTGTGGCACCTCGGGGTCAAGACCCTGGACCCGGGTCAGGACGAGGTCGTCGGCTCGAACGCCATCCGGGACACCGTCATCCGCCCTGCGAAGGGCGCGAAATGGCCCGGCCGGTAAGCGCATCCGCCGAGACGCTTACCGCCGGGCCACCCGCCAGCCGATAACCGGCTGACATGCCGTCCTCACCGCCCGCACGCTGACCAAACCGCACTACCAGGAGAGAAACGATCAGCCATGAGCATAGACGCTGAGACCAGAGACCAGGGCCTTGCGGCACAGCGCGCGTACCTCGCCCGGGTCGGCGTGCCGCAGATCCCCGCGTGGCGGTACGAGCAGGAGGGCGGCCGGGCCTGGACCCGGTGGGCCCGGTGCGGCCAGCACAACGCGGACGCGCCGGACCCCGAACTGTTCTTCGCGCTGTTCGCGGACAGCACCGACACGTACGCCGCTCAGGCGTACTGCCGGGAGTGCCCGGTCCGGGAGGTGTGCGACGAGACCGCGACGCGCGCCGGCTGGTCCGGGGTGTGGGGCGGGATCTACCGGGACGGCCACGGCCGCCGGTCCCCGCTGTGCACGTCGATCGGGTGCATGAGCTACCGGCTCCCCGGGCGGGACATGTGCACCGGGTGTTCGCGGCGCGCCGCGAACGCCGCCGAGGCCGACGTCCCCGCGGCCGTGGTCACCGGCCCGGTTAGGGAGGTGGTGCCCGTATGACGTCGGCCCGGTGCCGGTGGTGCGGCCGGCCGGCCGCCGACCAGTGCCGGGCGAAGGGGAACGGCCAGCCGGTCGTGGTCCCCTACTGCGGTCCAGACACCGAGTGTTGGGAGCGCACGTACCAGGAGGTCCGCCGGTACCCCGAGCGGACATGGAGCGGGATCGAGCGGCCGAAGCGCCGGGCACAGTCCGGGCCGGACCTGTTCGACCTACTACCAGAAGGGCAGAAACCCGCATGAGCGGATCACAGTTCAGCAGCGAGGTCCCGAAGGGCGACGCGTGGGGCGTCGAACACGCCCTCGATCAGGCCGCCCGCGAGTTCGAGGAAACGGGCCACAGCCCCATGATCCCCTGTATCGCCGTGCTCGGCGTGAAGGAGGTCAAGCTGATCCAGGGCGACGACGGCCCCGCCCGGAAGATCGTCGCGAAGCTGTTCCGGGTCAACGCGCTGACGACCCCGCAGGCCATCCGCGACGGCCAGAAGTTGATCCTCCGCGCGCTCGGCGACCAGCAGGGCCGGGGCGACTCGCCGCCGATCCTGCCGTTCGAGACGAAGGACGTCCTCGAAATGGCGTTCGGGAGCCTGAACGTGAAGGAGATCGAGCAGGACGAACGGGAGGCCATGGAAGATCAGAACATGGACGACCCGCAGCGTCTCCGCCGGCACCTCGTGGCCGTCCACAAGATGACCCCGGACGAGGTCGAGGGCATGGAGTGGGTCGACGTCCAGACCCGCCACAAGTCCGACCACGACCGGCCGGCCGAGGACGGGCTCCCGCCGCACGACGTGGAGTCCTGGATCTGGCGGCGGGTTGACCTCGAAGCCGCCGAGGCGGAGTCTGACGGGACGCCCGACGGCGACGAGGACCAGGACGCCGCCGAGGACGAGGACGACACTGCCGACGGAGCCGGAGACGAGGACAGCGGGGCACCCGCGGTCAACTTCCAGGCACCTGCCGACGGAGACCAGGAGGACTGACTGATGCGCTGGACCGAGATCGAGGCCCACGCCGCGGAGCGGGAGATCCCGACGCCGACGTACCGACTCATGGACAAGTGGACCCGGGAGGGCCTGCTCACGTCCGAGAACCGGGGCGACCGGCACGGCCGCTACCGGTGGTGGCCGCCCGCCGAGGTCGAGGTGGCCCTGGCCGTCGCCCGGCTGACCGCGGTCGGACTGACCGTCGAACTCGCGTTCACGCTCGCCCGCATGGAGCCTGACAGCACCGGAGCCCGCACGGCCGTCGACGTGTCCGCACGCCCGCCGGTCACGGTCTCCGTGTCCTGGGGCTGACCGACCTTCGCACGATGCCGGGCCCCCGCCGGGGCCCGGCATCATCCCCGAGAGGAACTGACCAATGGGAGACCATTCCACGATCGAGTGGACCGAGGCCACGTGGAACCCCGTCACCGGGTGCGACACCGTCTCGCCCGGCTGCGATCACTGCTACGCCCGGACCCTGGCCGCCAGGCTCAAGGCCATGGGCCAGGCCCGGTACCAGGCCGACGGCGACCCCGTCACCTCCGGTCCCGGGTTCCGGGTGACGCTCCAGCCGGACCAGCTCGACCTCCCGAATCACTGGGCGAAACCCCGGATGATCTTCGTCAACTCCATGAGCGACCTGTTCCACAAGGACGTGCCGGACGCCTACGTCGCCGACGTGTTCGGGGTCATCGCCCGCAACCAGCGGCACACCTTCCAGGCCCTCACGAAGCGGCACGGCCGGATGCGTTCGCTCCTGCGGTCGGACGAGTTCATCGCCGCCGTAGCCCGCCGCTCCGGCGTCCAGGAGTGGCCGCTCCGGAACCTCTGGCTCGGCGTGTCCGCCGAAGACCAGGCCCGCGCGGATCTCCGCCTCGGCCACTTGCTCGACACCCCGGCGTGGGTCCGGTGGGTCTCCCTGGAGCCGTTGCTCGGCCCGGTCCGCCTCGGCGACGCCGACCAGGACGCCCTAAACGACGGCGGCCTGAACTGGGTCGTCGTCGGCGGGGAGTCCGGGGCCGGCCACCGCCCGATCGACCCCCGGTGGGCCGCCGACCTCCGGGACGAATGCGTCGACGCCGGGGTCCCGTTCTTCTTCAAGCAATGGGGAGGGATCAGGCCGAAGTCCGGCGGCCGGCTACTCGACGGCCGCACATGGGACGAACTCCCGCTCGCCGCCGCCGCGCACTGAGGAACAGATCATGAGCCGAGACGCCGATATCGGAATCCACGTCCCCGAAGACCCATGGGAGGGGATGATCGACCCGGAGACCGGGGCCCCGTTCGAGCCACCGGACGACGACGTTACCGCGGTCACCCCGCAGGAACGGCGGGCCCTCGACCCCGACGAGTTCTGGGACGCCCGTCCCATGTTTCGGCACCTCCACACCTTCGCCCGCGCGAGGATGGTCGGCCCGTGGGCCGTCCTCGGCGCGGCGATGACCCGCGTCATGGCGGCCGTGTCCCCGAACGTCCAGCTCCCCGCCACGATCGGCTCGTACGCCAGCCTGAACCTGTTCGTCGGCCTGGTCGGCTACTCCGGCGATGGCAAGGACGCCGCTCAGGGCGTGGCCGCCGAAGCGCTCTACATCCCCGAGCCCCCGTTCAAGGTCTCCCCGCTCGGCTCCGGCGAGGGCTTGTCGCACATGTTCATGCGCCAGGTCAAGGCCACGAAGGAGGTCCCGTACCCGGAGCCGGAGCAGTACCAGCGGGCCGCCCTCGTCACGATCGGCGAGATCGACTCCATGGCCGCCCTCGTGTCCCGCCAGGCGTCGACCCTGACCAGCCAGCTACGGCAGGCCGCGATGGGCCAGCAACTCGGGTTTTTCTACGCCGACCAGGCGAAGCGGATGATCGTCCCGGAGCACGCGTACCGGCTGTGCCTGATCGCGGGCATCCAGCCGGAGAAGTCCGGCGTCCTCCTGAACGACGCCGCCGGGGGCACCCCGCAGCGGTTCGTCTGGTTGCCGGCCGGCGACCCGGGCGGCGGCCGGGAGCACCGCCGGGAGGGCCTGTCCCCGATGGTGTGGCGCTCCCCGGACTGGATGGCCGCCCGGCGCGCCGAGGACCAGAACCAGCCCCGGCTCCTGCTCACCGAACCGGAGGCGTGCGTCGACGCGATCCTGTCGGCCCGGGAAACCCGGATGCGGGCGAACGCCGCCGACGGCGCGGCGAACACCCTCGACTCCCACGCCGTGCTGACCCGGACGAAGGTCGCCGGGTGCCTCGCCATCATGGACGGCCGGGTCGAGATCACCGACGAGGACTGGGACCTGTCCGGGGTCGTAATGCACGTCAGCGACACACAGCGGGCCCTCTGCCTCCGGGTCCTCCAGCGGGAGCGGGAGAAGGAGAACGTCGGGAAGGCCATCGCCGAGGCCGCCCGGTCCCTGGTCGTGGAGGAACACATCGACAGGGAGAAGGTCGGCAAGTGCGCTGACGCTGTGAAGCGTCAGCTCCGCCTGGCCGGGGGCGAATGGGTCGCCGGGGCGGACCTCCGCCGGAAGATCCGCGCGAACCACCGCGAGCACCTGGACGCGGCCCTCGACGCCCTGATCCTGTCGAACGAGGTCGAGGCCGAGCGGGGCGAGCGGAGCGGCCAGAAGGTCGCCCGGTACAAGATCCGCCCGTGAGGGGTGTACGGGTGTACGCGGTACACCCCTCCCCGCGAGAAACCCCCAAAATGCAAGATCATGCATATGTGCTCTGAGCAGGGAAAACAAACAAAAAAGGGTTTTATATATAAGGGGGGTGCCGCGGGGGGGGGTGTACGCGGTACACCCGTACACCCCTCCAGGGACACCCCCGAGGGACACCGACCGAAGGCAGGCGACATGGACGACGCTCCAGCTCCGATGAGCACTCGCGAGGCCGAGTGGCAGAGGATCGCAGCGACGACGAAGGACGAGGAACTACGGCTCTCGCTCTGGGCGCAAACGCCCGTCCTGGCGAAGGTCAGCCAGGCCGAATGGGACCGCGACCACACCGGCACGTGCGGCACGTGCGGCGCGCCGGCCCGGTTCTACCCCCTCGGGTGGGCGTGCGAGGACCACAAGCCCGGAGGGGCACACGATGACGGACCCCGGTGATACCCTCCCGCGCATGACTGCCGATCCTGTAGACGACTCTGCGCACGGGCGCATGGTCGACACCGAACACGGCCCGCTGTTCCAGGACAGCGGGCCAGGCGACGGGTGGTACTCCATCGGGGCCGCGACGCCGCCCGACGTGAGCCTGACCGCCGCCGAGACCGCAGACGGGGGCGTGATCACCCTCGACATGTCGTACCTGTACCAGCGGGCCCTCGAACGGCTGGCCGCCGCCGGCAAGCCGCTTCCCGACGGGATCACCGTCGAGTCGCTGGCGGAGTGGCGCGTCGAGCACCCCGATTACGACCCGTCGCTCCCCCTGGCCGGGATGCCGATCCCCGAGGGCGTGGACGTCACGGTCGAGGACGGGAAGTCGTACGGGCCGGTCCCGGTCGACTACCCGGTGACGCCGGCTCCCGACCTGGACGAGATCCAGGATCGGGACTACCGGCTCCCCGTGCTCGCGCCCGACGTGGCCCGCCCGGTCGACCGCCTCACGATGACCCGGGCCGACTTCGACCGGGGCGAGGTCGTCCTGTCGCCGTACGCCATGGGCGGGGAGATCGAGGTCGTCGCCGTCGAGCCGGACGCCCGGTGCCTCGCCTCGACCGGCGCGCCCGTCGACGCCGAGCGGCAATGCAAGGTCCACGCCGACGGGTCGCACCGGTGCTACCAGGGCCCCGGGCATCAGGGCGCGAAGGCTCCCGCGCCGGTCGTCATGGCCCGCTGTAGCCACGTCGTCCCGGAGTGGGCGACGCACTCGTGTGACTGCGGGTTCGCGTGGACGAACGTGGTCCAGGTGTCCGCATGAGATTCTTCCAGACCCGACCGGACCAGGAGGTCCACCACGTGAGCACAGACACCCGCCCCGAGGACACCGGGGCGCACCTCGAAGCCGAAGCCCCCATTCACCGCCCGGACTGCCGGGCCTGCCTCGGAACGGGGAAGACACTGCGCACCGCCGACTGGCTCCGCAAGGCCGTAGAGATCCTGCCGACCGAGCCCGCCGACCTGGACGGGTTCGTCGCCGAGTTCTACCGCCGCCTCGTCGCCCGGGACCAGACCGGCGGGCCGGTCGTCGACGGCCAGCCGACCCCGAAGCCGCTCGGCGACCAGCTCGCCCCGCTGTTCCCCTCGGACCTCACCACGGGCGACGCCCTGAACAGCAAGGGCCACCGCCAGCGGGACATGCTCCTGAACGCCCTCGTCGGCCTGCTCTCCACGTACGACCCGGACCGGCCGGACACCGCGGACATGCGACGCCTCGTCCAGGTGCTCCAGAAGGCCGGCCGTGATCACTCCGCGTTCCGCCGGCCGGACGGCACGGTCCGCGGGGCGACGGCCGCCGAGTACGACGAGGTGTTCGCCGTGCTGGCCGGCCTGCTCCACGACGTGTTCGGCGACCGGTGGCTCCCCGAGTTCGATGGGGCCCTGGCCGCCGCGTACGCGTTCGCCGTCGACGTGATGCGGGGGGCGGCGGCACTGTTCCACCCGCCCGGCGCGGCCGACCCCGGGTTCGGCCGGACCGTCCGGGCCGCCCGGTGAGGCCCGGACCGAACGCCCGCGCGAAGCGGCAGAAGCGGCGCGACACCCGCGCGCACGCCACGAAGCCGATCACGGCGGCGAAGATCGAGCGGACCCTGGAGACGAACAGCCTCTCGGGTGCGATCCTCGGCGGACGCCAGCGGACCCGGCGTGTCCCCGCGTACGTGATCCGTCAGCGGGTCATCACCCCGCCGCCGTTCGTCGAGGCGTGGCGCGCGTACCGCAACCGGGGCGCGAAGTGAACGGCCGCCGCGCCCGTCACATCCGGTGGTACGCGGACGAGGCGTGCCGGGAGCAGGGCGTCCAGGACTTCGGGGACAAGACCCGCCCGCGGGAGATCCGCAACCGCGCCGGCAACGTCGTTCACCGGTACCCCGAGGTTCGGCTCATGCCCGGCCCGCGGTACCTGGCCCGGCGCATCCGGCGGATCTACACCCGGACCGGCCGGTACCCGGTGGTCGTCGAGCAGTGAACGAGATCCGGGACCGCCTGGCGAGCGACCCACGTGCGGCCGAGATGCTGGCGTGGGTCGCTCGCTGGTGGTGGGCGGTCCTGATCGTCGTCGCCCTGGCCCTGATCGGGCCCCGCAGATCATGAACGGAAGGACCGCAGCATGAGCACTGACCCGACCCCCGCGGACGACTCGGAGCTGAGAGAGGCCCCGGGCATCCCCGAGGGGATGTTCCTCGCCCTGCCACAGCCGACCGTCCCGGGTGAGGTCGTCCCGCCGATCCCGTGTGAGTTCGGCGTCGGCCTGACCGACAAGGACGCGAAGGGCCACCGGTGGGCCATCCTCCAGGCCACCGACGGCACCGTGTCCGCGTCGTTCCGCATCCCGTGGCAGTTGGCCGCTCAGGTCGGCGCGCAACTCGCGAACGGGCTCGCCGCGATGCAGCAGAAGGCGGCCAGCGAAGAGAACGGCGGCCTCGTGGTCCCCGGCAAGCCCGCGGGCGGCGGCCTGTTCATCCCCGGTCCCGGCCAGCGCACCCCGGGGCCGATCCCCCCGCTGAACGGCTCCGCCCGGTGACCGAGACGGACGAGGTCGCGATAGTCCGGGAGGCGGACGGGACCCTCCGCTTGGAGGGCGACGACCCGCCCCCGGTCTTCGTGGCGTTCCAGCCGGAACTCCTGGACATGCTCCGCCGGTCCGGCTGTGCCTGGACGTCGCTCGACGGCGACACGGTCACGATGCGGGTCAAGCCGGAGCCCCTGTACTACCGGCTCACGGGGGAGACTGATCTGGGCGGCGGCCACGTCGCCCGGAGGATGACCCACGACGGGAAGGTGTGGACCCATGCCGATGCTGATCGTTGACCGCGAGCGTTTCCGCGACCCGACACGCGTCGTCGTCGAGGCCCTGGACGAGATCCAGTGGCGCACGATCGTCGAGATCTCGTGGGGGCCGTACACCGTCCCCGCCGGCTACGTGACGGACTTCCTGTCGATCCCCCGGGTCGCTTCGTGGCTGGCCCCCCGGTACGCCCGGTACACCCCGGCCGGCATCCTCCACGACTACCTCCTGACGGAGTACGTCGCGAAGGGACGCCTCTCGTCCGTCGACGCCGACGCGATTTTCCGGCTCGCCCTGATCGAGTTGGGTACCGACCCGGTCCGGGTGGAGCTGCTGTGGACCGGCGTCCGGTGGGGGGCCGCCTCGTCGAAGTACCGCCGGGCCGGGTGGTGGTCGACGTTCCCGAAGGTCGCCGCGATGACCCTGTACGCCCTGCCTCACGGCGTGGTCATGGCCGTGGTCGCCCTCGGGATCGCGTACCACAACCTGTCGGTACTGGTCGTCACCCGCGGCCGGAGGTCGGCCTCGTTCAAGACGTGACCCTTGCGCCGCGCCCGGCGTGACGGTGTGATCTACGCAAGCGCGCGACCAGCGAAAGGACCCGCACCATGGCGAACGTCGACCCCCTGAACCTCACCCCGCTCTCCAGTCAGTACGGCTCGATCACGGCCGGCCAGGTCGTCACACCGGTGACGCCGGCCGGTGGTGGTGACGCCGTCGGGCTCCAGGGCGCGTACACCCTGCTCCGCTTCCAGACGACCGGTACCGCGTCGACGATCACGTTCGATTCCGTCCAGCTCTCCAGCTTCGGCACGGACGTGGACATCACGATCGCGATGGCCGCGACGCAGATCCGGAAGGTCGCGATCAAGAACGATTCGCGGTTCGTCAACGCGGCGACGGGCCGCCTCGGCGTCTCGTACTCGTCGGTCGTGGGTCTGACCATGGAGGCGGAGTACATCGCCTGACCCGGACGGCGTACCGTCCCCGGAGAACCCCCCGCGCGGCCCCGGCCATCCTCACCCCGGCCGGGGTCGCACCATGTCCGGGCCGAAACCGGCTCAGAGCCAATCTGAGCCAAGATCAGAACCCCGGGCCCCCGAGTGCCGGACGAACGGGGGGTTCGGCCCGCCCTGGAGACGCTGGCCCGGTCGCCGCCCGGTTTCCTTGCGGACCCCGTCATCCCCGATGCAGGATGGCGGCATGGCCGTCCCGCGTAGCGACTCACCGACTGGCGACCCTGTCGACGAAGACTCCAGCGCGGGACGGCCACTCCACGAGGACCACCGGTGGTTACGCGACGACGACCCCGACGAGGAACCCCGCCGCCCCACGGTCAAGGTCGCGCGAGCACCGCACCCCCGGGTCCGTCTCGCCCGCGGGGCGCGGAAGCGGGCCTGACCCTGGCCTCTGCCTGGCCGAACGTGCGACGATCGGCCGGTGATCGTTGAACTCAAGCCGGAGCCGGTCGTCTACGTCTGTGGACACCGGCCCGCGTGTGCGTCCCGGATGCCCGTCGCCCCTGCCGACCGGCGCGTCCCGATGCACAACTGTCCGGCCGCCGCGCTCATGTCCCTGCCGATGATCCGTGAAGGTGAGACCGCCGACGTCCGCCTGATCGAGCGAGAGGACTACGTCGGGGCCGATACCGGACTGGTACGGACCGACGCAGAGGGGCGCGTGTTCATGCGTGCCGAGGTCGAGCGGCAAGACGGCCGCGTCGACGTCTGGGTCTACGCGCCGACCGCGGTAGTGAACGCGGAGGCGCACGCCTGAGAGGCGGGCAGGGTGAGCAGTAGGGCGGACAGCGCGTACCGAGCGCACGACGCCGGGGCGTCCACGCAGGACGGCCAGGCGGCCGAGCGGCCGGCAACGCGAGACGAGACCGAATACCTGGAGGCCCGGGTCGAAGAGACCCGCGCGGCCGTGACGAAGATCAAGGGCCAGATCAAGGGCCTGGAGGGCAGCCTCAAGACTGCCGAGCGGGACCTGGCCGACGCGGAGCAGAGCCTCGCCGCCGGCCGCGACCTCCCCGCCGTTCAGAAGCGGAGGGCCCGGTAATGGCATGGACTCAGTCGCGAGTCTTCCAGGAGTGGATCTCGCAGATGTACCAGGCGTCCGGTACCGGGTACACCGGCATCGACTCCGACACGATCAACGCCGCGCTGTTCAACAACACCCCGACCCCGGACGCGACCGCCGCCGTCGCGCTGACCGCCTACAACACCGGCCAATTCGTCGTGGCGAACGAGGTCACCGACGCCACGAACTGGGTCGCCGGTGGCCGGGCCCTCGCCGGGAAGACGTTCACCTTCCCCGCCGGTGGGACGTTCATGTTCGACGCGACCGACCTCGCCGGTGGCGGGAACATGACCGTCGCGAACGTCTACGGGACGCAGCTCTACGACAACACGATCAGCGGCGGAACCGTTGCGAAGCAAGGACTCTCGTACCACTACTTCGGTGGTCCGCAGGGGGTCTCGGCCGGGACGTTCACGATCGTCTGGAACGTCCTCGGCATCCACCGCGCCACGGTCTGATCGGGGGCCTGAGCGATGGGTATGCAGAGCTGGCAATCGGTCCTGATCACACAGCAGGTCGACGGCCCCACCGTGGCGAACTCCACCGTCGAGGCGACGCTGGTCGCCGCGCAGGCCCGGTACAACCTCCCGGCGAACGCCTTCACGTACGCCGGCCAGGCGTTGCGGTTCCGGGCCATGGGCCGGGTCTCGAACATCGTCACCACGCCGGGGACCCTGACGTTCCGCATCCGCTTCGGCGGGGTCGCCGCGGGTGCCATCGTCGCGAACTCCGGCGCGCTGGCCCTGAACACGGCCGCGAAGACGAACGTGACATGGATTCTCGACTGGGACCTGAACCTCCGCGGGGCCCCGGGCACGGCCGCGTCGATGATGTTCTCCGGCCAGTGGCAATCGGAGTCCGTGATCGGGTCGCCGGCCGCGGGTGCCGGTGGCGCGTCGTCGCACATCTTCCCGGCGTCCGCGCCGGCCGTCGGTGCCACCTTCGACTCGACCGTGTCTCAGGTGATCGACCTGTCCGCACAGTGGTCCGTGGCGAACGCCGGCAACTCGATCCAGATGCACACGTACAAGCTCGAATCCCTGAACTGACCGGGAGGTCACCATGGAGCAACCACGTACGGGCGGCGGCGGCGGACCGATCCAGACCCCCTGGGTTCAGCAGTTCGAGGACTACGTAGGCGCGGCCATCCGCATCACGGTCGACTTCGACAACACGACCCGGGCCATCACCGGCGGCACCGCGTACCGGGACGCGTCGTGCCTCATGACCAAGATCCTGATCGGGCTCGGCCCGGACGGCACGCCCGACACGACCGAGACTCAGTTCACCGTCCCGGCCGGCACGACCGAGATCCCCGGCTCGGCGTTCTCTGACCTCGGCCTGTCCACGATCGAGGATGTCCTGGCCCTCCAGATCACCGCGGGACTCTGAGCCATGGGGACAGGCGTACCGGTCACCTCGCCGTGGGTCCAGGAGTTCACGGACTACGTCGGCCGGGCCGTGCGGATCACGGTCACGTTCAATGAAGCGACCCGGGCCATAACCGGGATCACGACGTACCGGGACGCCGGGTGCCTGTTCCCTAACATCCTGATCGGGCTCGGCACCGACGGAATCCCCGACTCCACAGACAAGGCCATCGCCGTACCCGAGGGGACCACGATCCTGACGAACCAGCGGATCAACCAGCTCGCGACCCGCGGCCTCTCCACGATCGAGGACATCACCGCCCTGAACATCACCGCCGGCCGGTAGCCGGGCCGCCGCCGTGGGGAACCTCGTACTCGACGCCAGCTCCCCGACCATCGCCTACATCGGGGCGACGTCGACGACCACGACGGCATCGTTCACGCCCCCGGCGAACTCTCGGCTCCTGGCGATGTCCGCCCTCAACACCGGGGCCGGGAACCAGCCAGGCCCGCCGACCATCACCGGCGGCGGGCTCACCTGGACCCTGCTCCAGCACAACAAACTCCCCGACGTCACCCTGAGCGTGGACGGCCAGGTCGCCGTCTGGACCGCGGTCGTCACCACGTCGGCCGCGATGACCGTCGCCGTCACGAACACCGACCCGGCGACCGGCCAGTCCGTCAAGGTCCAGGTCTGGACCGACGACTCCGGCGGGGTGCCCGGGATCGGGGCCACGAAGGAGAACGCCCGCGCCGGGGCCGGGACCGCCGTCACGGACTCCGTGACCGCGACCGCGAACGGCTCCCGCGGGGTCCTGGCGTACACCGACTGGAACGGCACCGCGACCGTTCCGACCGCCGGCACCGGGTGCACCATGACCGGCGGCGGCGGCCAGGTCCAGTCGGGGATCATCACGTACGCGTACCTCCTGCGGGCCGCGAACGACGGAGTCACCGGCTCCCCGATCACCATGAACCTGACCACCGGGAACACGGCTCATAACCGGTGGGTCATCGTCGAGGTCACCCCCGCGACCACGCCGGCCGTGACGTCCGCCGGGGACGGGTACGTCTCCCCGGACTTCTGGCCCGGCGACGGCCCGGCACAGTCGGAGCGGTTCTGGCAGGACCCGGCCGCCGCCCCGCCGGCCACGATCTCGAAGCTGAACACCTTCGACGGGCAGACCGCCGGGACGACCATCACCGCGGGGAACAGCACGACCTCCGGCGACGCCCTGTCCTTCGTGGGCGTGCCGACCGGCGGGTCCGCGACGTACGTCGCCGGCTCCTTCCGCGGGACCGGCGCGGCCCGCCTCGTCATCGCTGGGACGGCCGGCCTCGTCTACCTGGAGCAGACCGCCGGGATCAGTTCGACGGGCCAGTGGTACGGCCGGCTCCGGTTCCGGCTCCCCGTCGCCCTGCCACCGGACGCCACCGGCTACCGGTTCATGATCCTTGCGGACTCCGCCGGGGCGTTCCAGGTCGACGGCCGGATCATCAATACCGGCGCGCTCGAACTCCGGTCCGGGGCCGGGACCCTGATCGGCACGACCACGAAGACGTACGCCGTCGGCGAATGGGTCGACGTCGGCCTTGCGATCGGGTCGTTCTCGGCGACCGCGGGTGTGATCGCGATGGACGTCTACGACGTCGACGCCGTCACCGTCCTGGAACGGATCTCGTCCGCGCCGACCGTCGACACGCTCCGCTCCGGCGGGGCGAACAAAGCTCAGGTCGGCATCGTCACGTCCGGCCGGACGAACGTCACGATCGACGTCGACGACTTCGCACAGTCGACCCTCGGCTATCCGGTCCTTCCGCCGGCCGACTCGACGCCGGCCACGAACGCCACCGCGGAGCAGGCCCCGACCGGGTACGCCGGCTACGACGCCGCCGCCTCGATCGGCGTCAACGCCGAGCAGGCCGCCGCCGCCTGGCTGGCGTACGACGCGAGCGCGGCGGCCGGGGTCAACGCCGAACCGGTCACGGTCGCCTGGTCCGCGTTCGATGCGGGCGTGGCCCTGACCGCCACCGCGGAGCAGGCCGCCACCGGGTACGCGGCCCTCGACGCGTCGGCCGCCGTCGGCCCGGTCGCCGACGTCGCCTCGGTCGGCTGGAACGCTTACGACGCAACGGTTTCCACGGCCACCGTCTCCACCGTGCCGGCCGAGGTCGCCCCGACCGGGTACACCGCGTACGACGCCAGCGTCTCCACCTCCGCCGCCGTCGGCACCGACCCCGGCGCGCTGGCCTTCACCGCGTACGACGCCAGCGTCTCCACCTCGGTAGCGGCCACGGTCGGCCAGGCGACGATCGGCTTCACCGCCTACGACGCCACCGTCTCGACCGCCTCGAACATCACCGCGACCGCCGAGGCCGCGACCGCCGCGTATACCGCCGGGGACGCCTCGGTCGCGGTAGCGTTCGCCGCCGGCCAGGCCGCGCTCGGCTTCACCGCCGCCGACGCCAGCGCGGCGATCACGTTCACCGCCGAGGCCGCGCCCGTCGTCTTCACCGCGTACGACGCCACCGTCTCGACGCTGTCTCAGACCAGCGTCGACGCGGAGGCCGCGAGCACCGGGTACACCGCGCTCGACCCGGCCGCCGCGATCGGTGTCCCCGCCGGCCAGGGCTCGGCCGCCTGGTCCGCGTACGACGCGAGCACCGCCGCCGGGGTCCAGCCCGGCCAGGCCCCGATCTCCTGGCTCGCGCTCGACGCCAGCGTGTCCGCCGCGTTCCCCGCCGGCCAGGCCGCCGCCGCCTGGTCCGCCCTCGACGCGTCGGCCGCCGTCTCCCCGTTCGCCGATGTGGCCGTGGTCGCGTTCACCGCGTACGACGCCAGCGTCTCCACGCTGGCCCTGACGAACGCCCCCGCGGAGGCCGCCGCCGTCACCTTCGCCGCGTACGACGCGGCTGTCTCGACGTCGGTCCTCGTCGTCGCCGACGTCGCCCTGATCGGGTTCTCCGCCCTCGACGCCGCCGGCTCGATCGGCATCCCCGGGAGCCAGGCCGGCACCGCGTACGCCGCCCTCGACGCGGCCGTGTCGACCGGCACCGCGACCGGGGCCGGCCAGGGCGCGCTGACCTTCGTCGCCCTCGACGCGTCCGCCCGGATCACGCTGAACGCGGAGGCCGCCGCCGTCGGGTACGCCGCCCTGGACGCGACCGTCGTCACCGTCTCCCAGATCCGGGCGTTCCGTGACGCCGACTCCCGGACCGTCGTCACCGGGGAGCGGGGGTCGACCGGCCGGGCGTCGACCGCCGACGGCCGCGGGCAGATGACCACGACCGTCCACAGCGGCGGCGGCACGATCACCGGGGAGCGCGGCTCCCGCGGGACCATCACCGGCGGCCAGGGATGACCACGGCCGGGCGGCGCAAGCCCCGCAGCTCCGGCCGGTCCGGCACCGGGAACGCCGTGTACCGACGGAACCGGGCCACCCTGCTAGCGTCCACCACCCGGTGCGGTCTCTGCGGACACGAGGGGTCGAAGACCGCGGACCATCGGGTCGACGCGAAGCACTGGCCGAAGGATCTCTACGGGAAGCGGCTCCCCGGGTTCGACGACCTGGCGAACCTCCAGCCCGCGCACGGCACCATGGGCGGGAACCAGCCGGACAACCCGTGCCCGGTCTGCGGGGAGCTGTGCAACCAGAAGAAGGGCGCGCGGGTCGCCCGCCGGCCACAGACGCGGAACTGGTTCCCCGACCGGGCCTGAGACGACGGCCCGCGTTCTTCCCCCGGATCTCCAGTCCGAGCCACGGACCGCCGCCGTCCAGAGACACCGCGGGCGGGGCACCTCCGGGCGTAGTTCCCGGCTCGCACCCCGCCACCGCAGCGGACCGGCCCGGGTGAAGCTGCCACTTTGCGGGGCCCGGGTCCCGGGTCAGGCACCGCGCGGCGCATCCTCCGCCAGCCGATCTGGCCTTGACCATACCGTCTGGCCTGCCATGATCGGACGATGACCCCCGACCAGGAACGCCCGCCGTGCGGCCTGGACCACGGCGAGGCCCGGAGCCTCCCGGCGTCCGTGTCCGCCGCCTACACAGCATGGGTCGCCGACGGCCGCCCGTGGAAGTTCAGCCGGCCCGTCCGCTCGCTCGGCGACCAGCTCCGAGCGCACGGATACACCGTGTACTACGAGGGCGACGACCGGCACCTCCAGAAGGACACCCCCGAAGACCACACCCCGTTCTCCGCCACCGGCTGGCCCGTCAAGTCGCCGTACCCGTACTGCAACGCGACGGACATCATGCCGCCGAAGGACGGCCAGGTCTCGAAGCTCACCGGCCGCCGGCTCCCGTCCCTCCAGGCCCTCGGCGCGCAGCTCCGCCGGGACCGCCTCGACGGGCACCCCGCGGTCCAGTTCGTCAAGTTCATGAACTGGGAACCCGAGGGGGACAACACCGGCCCCTGCTACCAGGACTCCTGGAGGCCGGACTACGCACGCCGCGACTCGACCGACCGCGGACACATCCACGTCTCCGGCCGGTCGGACATGCACCTATCGGCCGTGGCCGACGGCTACGACCTCGTAGCCAGGACGGAGCAGAACATGACGATCTTCGGCTGGGATGCCAGCCACTACGACGCCACCCCGAACGCGGCGAAGGTCGTATCGGAGGGGTTCGCGTTCATGACCCACAAGGCCGGAGGCGACGCGAACGATGCGGAGCTGGCCTCGTGGTGGACGGCGATGAAGCCCGTCCGCGGGAAGGTGCTACTCGGGGCGTACTGGGTCCAGTACCCGGGCAACCCGAACGGCCGGGCGGACGCGTTCATCGCCCGCCTCGACGCGCTGTGTCCCGGCTGGCGCGACGGCCCGTTCATCCTCCAGGTCGACTGTGAGAAGTGGGGCGGCGACGCCGGCACCATGCCGGGCCGGGCCGATATCGAGGCGTTCTGTGACCGCCTCGTCGCGAAGGCCCCGAAGCTCCGGCCGATCGTGTACGCCCCGAAGTGGGCATACGGGGACAGCCTCAAGGGGTTGACCTACCCGCTGTGGGCGTCGAGCTACGTCAGCGGCTCCGGGTACGCATCGGCGCTGTACCCGGGGGACACTTCGAGCCGGTGGGGGGCGTACTCCGGGCAGACCCCGGCGATCCTCCAGTTCTCCAGCTCGGCGACCATCGCCGGGCAGACCACATGCGACGCGAACGCCTTCCGCGGTTCGCTCGCTCAGTTGACGGCGCTGGTTGCGCCGGGATGGGACCAGGACGACATGACTTTCGAGGCCGATCAGGTACCGATCAACTATCCGGCGAAGGACCCGGCGAACCCGACGTGGTCCGGGCCGAACGCGCTCGGCGCGACCCGTGACCTGTCCGCCGAGACCCGCGACCGGGTCAAGGCGCTCCAGGCCGCGACCGACCTCGGCCAGAAGGCGATCCTCGCCGCCGTCGCCGGGGTGAACGAGGAAGCCGTCCTCGCCGCCGTCCGGGAGGAAGCGGCGAAGCTCCGCCAGCAGATGGCCGACCAGGCGAAGGCGGAGCAGGACCGCGACGTCGCGAACATCGCCGCGCTACTCCAGGCCCTCGGTAACATCCAGACCGGAAGCGACCCGGTCAGCCTGGACGAACTGGAGCAGGCCCTCCAGCGGGTGTACGGCAATGCCTTCCAGGCCGCCGCCCGCCAGGTCCGGACCAGCCAGCCCGACGACCAGGACGCGGCCACCGCCGCCGGCCGGCAGGATGCGCAGCGACGCATCTCCGGTTCGGGGGAGTGACCGCGAGTTCCCGACTCTGCGAGTTGCGGCACCACGTCGGGAGGCGTGGTGCCGCACTCCTGATCCTCGGGATCTTCGACTTCGTGTACGGGTGGACGAAGATGATCCACCCCGACCCGATCTCCGCGAACAGTCAGCAGATGCAGCTACTCGCGGAACTCGTCCCGCTCGACGGCCCCCGAACGAGCATGGTCGTGTGGGGCATGGCGTGGTGGATCACCGGCGCGTTCTGCGTGTTCAACGCCTTCCGGACGAATGACCGGTGGGGCTACGGCATGGCGATGGGCGTCAAGATCTCATGGATCGGCGGGAACGCGTGGGCCTGGACTCAGGGCCTCGTCGGCGGGGGCTCGATCGTCGCGACGTGGACGTTCACGTTCGCCCTCGTCTGCCTCCTGGCCTACTGGCCGGAGCCCGTCGTCGACCTGGAGCGGCTGGCCCTCGACCACGAACCGGACCGGGCGGTCGTCGTGGAAGTCGACCAGGACGGACGTAGCCGGGGCGACGACGACCCGAACCTGATCATCCGGAAGGACCCCCATGACGAACCATGATCCGGTGGTGCTCGCCGCTGTCTTCGGACTCTCCGGTGCGGAGTTCGTCGCGATCTTCGTCGCCGCGCTGTCCCTGACGGGTGTCCTCGTCGGGAACGCCGTGTCGGCCAGGGCGAACCGCTCCACCGCACGGAACCAGGCCAGCCTCTCGAACCTCGAATGGGTCAAGCGGGCGAACGCGAACGCCGACGCCGCGGAGACGAAGTCGATCGAGGCCGAGACCCGGGCCGACCGGGCGGAGCAGCGGGCCGAGCGCGCGGAACGCCGGCTCGAAGCGAACGAGGAACGGCTCCGCCAGACGGAGACGTCCTCGGTCGAGCTGGCGGACTGGATCGTCGAGATCGTCGACCTGGCGCACGACCGCACGGACGTCGATCACGCACGGCTGGTCAGCCGGATCAACGGGGGGCCGGCCGGTCTTCGCCGGGTACGACGCACCCCCGGGAGCTGAATACACGAGGGAGGGCGGGTGCTCGACCAGTCGTCACGCTGCCGACGCCGCGACTAGGGAACTACCCGCCCTCGCTCGTGTCCCGCCGATCCTAGTCGCCGGGAGATTCCTCGGGACAGTAGGTCCCGTACTCGTCCGTTTCCGGGGCCACACACGGGGCCGTCGCCGGGGTCACGGGCTGGTCCGCCCCGCGGGCGTCCTGGAACGCAGCGAGCGCACGGCCGCCGATCGTCAGGACCCCCACGACCAGGGCGATGATCACAAGGTCACGGATGATGCCGACGATACGGGCCACGGCCGCCAGCCCTCCCTCGCGCACCTGGAGCGGTTGCGGCACGCCGGCCGAGACCGCCGCCGCCGGCACCGGGGCCGACGACCGCGGAGGCGGCCACCCCTCGACGTACGGGGCCCGGCCCTCCAGCGACGGATCGGGCGGGGAGTCGTACAGCCGGCCGGCCCGCTGGTCCGCGGTGCCCTCGGCCGGGGGCTGGTAGCGGCGCGGCCACGAACCCGCGTCTCGTTCGTCGTCGGCAGAACTCGTCATGGTCCGGGATCGTAGCGTCACCCGCCGAGGGCGCGCCACACACCCGGCAGAATCCAGGACCCGAGCAAGTACAACCCGACCAGGACAGCGACCACGTCCCGCGCGATCCCCCACCGCAGGGACCGCACCCGAAGAGCGTCCATCTGTTCATCCGGCTCCACATAGATCCGGGGGACGACCATGTCCGGCATCCGCGACTGGCCGGCCCGCTCGACGGTGATCCGCCGCGTACCCTCTCCCACGTGCCGACGCGGAGCCTGGTTCAACGGGGCCGGCATCGTCGGGTCAGTCGGCACGTCGCCGTACTCGTCGGGGTAGTAGCGCTCCGGCTCCGGGGCGGGAGGATCGGCCGGCTCGAACCGCGGGTACCGACCCCGCCGCGGGTCAGCCGGTCCGGCCTGGTCGTCGTCGCGCCAGTGTCGGCCGGTCCCTCGGGGCGGAGTCGGAAAGCTCATGAGCGCCAGCCTACGATGCGACCATGACCGACGAGTCAGACCCGAAGGGCGCGGAGATCGTCCGGGAGCTGGAGTCCGCCCTGAGCGAGATCATCGCCCGCCTCGACGGGGCCATGGTCACGAAGTGGGTCACCGTCGTGGAGGTCATCTCCGGCGAGGACGGGCAGCGCGGCCGGTGGACGCTGGCCGCCGAGGAATCCCCGCTGTGGGAGACCGTCGACCTTCTCCGGTACGCGTCCCTGATCGAGGAAGCGAAACTGACCGAGGCCGCGACCCGGCCGGACACAGAGTGAGGGCCCGACCTCCTGGCCGGGCCCTCGTCGTCGATTCGTTCAGCTCTTCCCCCCGCCGCCGGGACCGTGGACGACCGGCCCGCCGGCTGACCCGGCTCCGCCGCCACCGCTCCCGCCGGTGGCCTTGCCCTTGCCCTTGACGGCGCTCTTCATCTTCCCCTTGACGGACTTCCCGCCCGCTTTCCCTGCGGCCATGTCGATCACCTCTCTGACCAGCGAATACCCGGAGTGAATCACCCCGAAGCCCTGCCCGTCCAGGCGTCACGGACCGTGAGTGACCGGCGGAATGGTGATCC